TCTCTTGGATAACAAACGTTACATTGGCCGGGTCACCACCGGCGCAACTATCGGCACCGCTATGGCTTCGAGCGTAGCCGTCATCCTGGGCTTCGTGCTCTCCCAGTTCGGCATCACCTTACCGCCCGCCGTCCAGGATGCAGCGTTCATCCTGCTCTCCTGCCTCGGTGCGCTGATCGGGGGTCGTCAGTCCCCCAGCGATAAGGTGACCTTCGAGGGTCTGATGGAGGCGGCAGCCTCGGGTGTGACCGGCAAGGAGCCTCTTCCTACCGGTGCTACGAACTACCCGGTTGAAGACCACTCGAACGTGGACTACACGAAATTCGAGGTGCCCCGAGACAACGTGCCGGGCGCAGACTACCAGCCGTAAACCGCCTGTCGCAGCGGATTACGCAAGTCTGATTGAGCTTTCCCTATGGATGATGCTAGACTAGGTTCCGTCCAAGAATGCTGAGGGACAGCTAAACCCCCTAGCCCAGTGCTAGGGGGTTTACTTTATTCTTGGCTAATCGCGCAGGTCTTTCCACAGGTCTATGTCTGGCGAGGTTACTTCTTCCTGTCGAATCAGTCCCGGCAGGAGCCTCACCCACATCTCAAAACCCCTGGCAACCCTACTGGCGCTCCGATGGATGTAGTCTACCGAGATGAAGTCCTCGTGGTAGTTTATCTGGAACCAATGGTTGAGCACCTTGTGAGCGAACTTCAGGGCTTGGACATGTACCCAACCATCTTTTGTGCTCAACCCCTCGATAGTCTTACCGAGAACCACGTAGAAGTCGATCATCTCTTGCGGCGCTTCAAGCGGCGAATGCCCGGCAGGCGTTTCAATGTCCAGCGCCCGTCGTGCGCAGTCTATGGCTTTGTTCAGGTCGGCGTACTTACCCTTGCGGGGCGCGCGCCAGAGGTACTTCATCATTGAGCCGAGCCAGAACGGCATGACCCCCACTACTTTTTCTAAGTCCATGCCGAGAATCGGTGCGTAGTGGTCTTTCGTGTTATCTGGTGCCTTCATCGGATTCGTCCTTTCAGTAGTTTATCTGCTTGAGTGCATAGGTCAGTGACCCGGCTAGTGGTTCGGCCCCACCAGTCATCAGTCACGTTGTCTGGGCGGTTGCGGAGCCTGAACGCGGCGGCGTGTAGGACGGCGCGTGGCTCGTCATAGTCCGGCAGCTTCGGAAGTCGTTCTAGCAGCTCGGCGATGGCTTGCTGCTTCTCTAACGTATCCATGCTGCGTTTGCTCCTTGAAGGCCAGAATTAGGTGTAACTCGTACAGACCCATAAATTACTGGGGTACCGAATGGGATGTACAAAGGGGGATTTCGATACCGAACCATAGAGCTCAAGCTACTACGCACATCGGATAACCCCCCAGGGGTGAAGGTTGTGCCGCCTTGCCACGTCCACACCCGTGCTTCGTTTTGCCTCCAGCTCTCTAACGGTTTCAGCGAAGAGAGAAGCCAGGACTTGAGTAGGGGGAGCTGCGTAAACGCCTTAGAGTTCTGCACGTACTCATAGGCTTCGGCCTTTATCTTATCGAGGATCTTCCGCGCTTCCTCTTTGACTTTCTTCAGTAGGCTGTAGAACTTCACGTACACCTTCACAACCTCTGGATTCACTGGCAGTTTCATTATTCTATTCCTTCCTATAACGTTTGCAGTAGTAGCCTTCTGCAGCAAGCGGTAAGCCCCCAGCCCACCCCGGCGCGTACTCTGAGCCATTCGATCCCATCAGCTCGGCTAGACGCTCCACACTGATGTTCCCCTGGCATATCACCTCGTCATGGACGTGGGCGACAACCTCAGCACCCGCCTTGTCCAGGTTCACCAGTGCGTTAGCGAGAACATCCCTTGCTGTGGCCTGGGTGATGTTCTCTGTGAGCTTTCCGCCATAGGTTGCAACCCACGCGTCCCACCCCTTCGGGTCTCGGAAGTGCAGCACATCGAACACCTTCCCGAACTTCATCATGGGCCTAGTGTGTACGTCGTGATACATCACAGGCCGCCCTGACGGCAAGACGATCTCGGTCTGTCCGCCCTTGCCGGTCTGTACGGTGATGTACTTACCGACCCTCCCATAGCCAACCCGGAAAGCGTATTCGAGCTGCTTCCAGAACATACTGATATGAGGGTTTGCAGACCTGTAGGTGTAGACCAGCTCTTGCAGCTCTTCGTCCGTACCCTCAGCCCCCATAGCCCTTAGGCTTCCAACACCACCATTGTAGCCGAGTGCTAGGACGGCGACCTTACCTTTTTTACGGAGTGCTTTAGCAGCCTCGTAGTCCACACCGAACATGCGGCTCGCCGTCTCAACGTAGATGTCCCGCCCGGCACGAAATGCTTCGAGAACCCACTCTTCCCCAGCCAACCACGCCAGCACACGCGCCTCGATAGCCGAGTAGTCGCAGACGGTGAGTGCCTGCCCCTCTGGTGCCATCAGCGCCCCACGGATCATGGGCTTCATGTCGGCCATTGTGAAGTTGTCGAAGCTCTCCGTCATGAGCCGCTGCGCCATCGCCTCTGTCGCGTCATCGTCGCCGACCGTCACCGAGGGTAGGTTCTGCAACTGCACTGCACGCCCGGCCCACCGGCCTGTGTGCGCCCCGAAATACTGGAACACCCCGCGTATCCGGTTGTCATTGTTAGCCCGTTTGATAATGGCGTTGAACTTAGCGACCGACGCCGCATTAGACATCTGCCGCAGCTCTAGCACCTGCCGTACCTTCACCGGCAAGTCGTCCCGGCCCAGCAGGTACTCCACGGACTTCTTATCCACCGAGGCCAACGGCTCATTGCTGTCGACGTAGCGGAACCCATCACCTGCTCGGTAGACAATACCCGCATTCTCCAGCTCGCCGCCCATCCACTCGAGGAACTGCTGGGTGGAGTTCGCGTTGTCCATGCCGGATAGTTCTTCCATCTGCCGCATCGCCGCGCCTTTGAGTCGGGCCGCGATGTCCACGCATCGGTTCGCCAGGGCTACGTCGGCGAGAACGCCACGGTCGTTGATCCGCTGGTCTGCGCACCACACGGCCCACTCTCCGACGGGCATACCACCGAAGCGGGACTCCATCGCCTGATGCGCTTCCACCATCGTGTCAATATCCTGGATAGCGTATTGGCAGAACGCCTCCCAGTCCACGGGCTTCTGCGCCGGTGTGTAGAACTTGCCGTTGCGGTCTGGGGTGCAGAACATGTTGATAAGCCGGGTACCGGCTGAGTCCTTGTCAGACACACCAAGGGCTTTCGCCAGGTTTGCGAGTGACCCCGGCAAGCCCAACGCCCGGCCCATCGCCATTGTGTCGATGAACCGCTCTGGTGCGATGAACTCCCAGTCGGGGTACCCGAACAGGTTCGAGAGTACGAGCCGCTCGAAGTTGGCGTTGTGGGCTACGAAGGTAACGTTCTTATCCTCATGCACCCCGGCTAACGCCTCTAGCATTTCGTCATGCCCTATGGCTATCTGGGTTGTGCCGTCTACGCCCCAGCGGTAGGTCATAATCAGCGCGCCCCACAGCACGCCGCGCATGTACGCATACGCCCCACGAGAGCGCAGGTCTACTTCCGAGAACGTCTCGAAGTCAATGTATAATAGTTTTCGCATGGGTATCACCAGTGTAGTGTGTGCGACCCCCGGCAAGAGTCTGGGCTTACCGGGGGTCTTCACGTATCTATTTCTTAGTCGAGTGCTGAGCTGCCATAAGCTTCTGCTGCAGCACCACCGGCTGCCCCGGCAAGCTCGGATAGGTAGTCATCCATGCCGCTGAATGCTGCATCGACGCTGCGCTCGCCATCCAACCTTTCCCCGTCCTCCGTCTTCATGACATAGTTCAGACCGAAAGCCAGGCCGGTGCTCTGGCCGGTGTAGACGTAGGGGTTTACGTCTACGAAGCCATAGCACCCGGAGTACACCTCAGACGGTGCAAGAGCTTCAATCTTACCCATTACAGGGTGAACCACCTGCGGCTGACCCTGGAACGCCTTGCGGTTTGCTGAGAAGTAGTAGCAACCCTTGAGGTAGTCCTCGTTGTTCTTATTCGCCGGGCCGTCACCGTCACGGACGACAGTCTTCAAACCGTTCATGGTCTTTGCCATGAGGGCGGCTGAATCGTTCCAGTCTTCCTTCAGCTGGGCGGCCTGATCCTTTTTGATACGACCCTTCGAGAGCGCGAAGTCGATAGCCTCGTACACCGCATCTTTCAGAACATCCATGACGGGACGCTTCTTCACCGGGTGGATAGCATCCTTAGGGATAATCACGGTGGTGGAGTAGCGGAAGTCTTTCAGCTCTTCCTTAGCGTCCTTGGAGGGGTCGTTCTTGATCGCCTCAATCTGAGCAGTGTTCAGGTAAGTGTGCGATGAACCGTTCCACGCCTGAGCGTCCTCCAGGTTGGTGTAGGAGAAACGAACTCGTCCGAGCATTACTGACGACATGATTTTTCTTCTTTCTTTGTTTCTACTGTGGTTGAACCACGTAATACAGTTTGTCTGATTTTTCCAGGTCTTCTTTTTCCGGCTTGCGGTCGAAGACCTCGACATCCGGGGCTACCCCGAATTGGTTCCACATGCCGAAGACGAAGTGAGCGCCTAACTTGCGGTACCGTATGACCTGCTGGAAGACCGCCCCAGAGTAGGAGAACCCCAACTTGCGTGTGAGTTCGGCGTAGCTTCCCACCTCGAACTCTTCCATAACCCCCAACAACACCTCACGGTTGATGTGGACATCACGCAAGAGCTGCGGCGAAAGCTGCTTGTGCTCCTCCAAGGCTACTCACCGCCACCCGTTTATCCGATTCTGGCACCAGAGTGAGCTTACCCTCACTCTTGGCTATGAACTCAGCCCCCGGCGAGTTCTCCAGCTTCATCTTTAGCTTCCGCTCAAGAGTGCTGATAGCCGATAACTTCACTACGGTTTCATACATGCCGTTGGTCTTCACGCCTTCGCGCTCCAGAGCCTTGAGGAAGCCCTGCGGGTCTGTGATCGTCCGGCGGCCTGAGCCTTGTACAACCTTCACGCCAGGCAGAACGAGCGCCCCACTGTAGACCTTATCAATGGCGTACTCCTCAACGTCTTTGAGCCAGGAACGTATCTCCCCGGCGTGCAGAACGATCTCAGCCATTCGCTCAGGTGTTAGCGTGTCAATGCGCGGTAGTTCTCCGAACATCTAGATCACCTCCAATACTTCTCCAAATACATGGTTTATCATTTTCTCCGCCCGTGCCGGGCAGAGTGCCTTGGCGGGGCACCACTGGCATATCTTCTTCCCTGGATTGAGTTCTCCGGTATGGTTCCGAATCTTCTCTACAGCCGGTAGGACGGTATCTTGCCGCCATGCCAGAAGCTCTTCGAGCGTAAGCTCCCAGGTCGATACGCTGGAGAGCCTCGGCTGTACGATGTGAAGTTGCACATCCTCGAAGTCGTACAGTACCTTCAACATTTCGTAAGCCCCCAGGCCGTACAGTTTCAGCTGAGTGTTCTGAACCGCGCTAACCGGGATGCCCCGCCCATACTTGTAGTCCACCACGTGCAGGGTCTTCTCGGTAGCGACGATAGTATCCGCCGTGCCGAAGCAGTCCGGGATTCCGGGCCGCACCCGCACCTCGACGAAAACCTCCGCCGCACCGTGCACCTGCATCATAATGTCCTGTACCAAGTCGATATGCCATCGGGCGTTCTCGCTCATTTCCACCGTCGAGTGGGAACCAAGTAATTCTTTGGCCTCTACCCCAAGCCGGTTCCTCTCGCCGAGGTGGTCTATATGTGAGCGTCGGCCCAGCATCAGCAGCATATCGTTCTCCAGTACTGAGTGAGCTAACGTCCCCTCGGCGGCGGCGAATGAACCGACCGGCTCCGGCACGTTCAGCCTGTCTATCAGGTCAAAACTGCCAGTGCAGTTTATCCACCGCTCGCCTGAGGAGGGAGATAGCTTCGCGTGAACCTCAGGCATTAGCCCAGCGGGTCAGCGTTGTACTTGGCGATGGCTTCCTCGAGGCGGCCCTTCAAGGTTGCATACTCAGTCACCGGCACGGAGGACAGGTTAGGAGCGGGCGTACCGTTCGGCAGGGTGATAGTTCCGACTACCTCGGACAGAACCGCCCCGCCATCCTGGCCTGCCTTGGTTGCTGCAGTGAGAAGCTGAGTACCGATCTGGCGCAGCTCGGAAATAGAGATGTCACCTGCAACAACCTCGGCTTCGGACTTAGGAGTCTCCGCCTTAGGAGCTTCGTCCTTCTTGGGTGTTGCCTTAGGTGCCTCAGGCTTGAGTGGCATTACCTCGGGGGTCTCTGCCTTAGGAGCCTCTGCCTTAGGGGCTTCTTCCTCGGACTTCTTGGCCCGAGTAGTGCGCTTGCGAGCGGGCTTCTTCGGCGCTTCCGCAGATGCGGCTTCCTGCTCTGCAACCGGAGCAACAGTCAGCGGGAGATTGATGGACTGCCCGGCAAGAGCTTCCTTCACAATATCCACCAGAGCCACAGATGCCTCCGCTACTGCTACCCCAAACGACGCGCCCAGCTGCTCGACTTTTTCCTTGTTCATGGTGTACCACCTCAGTTAGTGTTGCGTGTTCGCTATAGCGAACCTGACATTTACAACTATACAGATTCGCTATAGCGCACGCAACTCCTAAAGAGTGGTCCTTATCACTTCGTATCGGGGATACGGAACACCGGCTGCACGCCGTGGATGGGCACCTTGCGCTGGCGGCGTTCGCGCTCGACAATACCCTTGCGCGCGAGGTTGATAAGGACATCGAGCACGCGCCGTTGTTCCATGAGGTTGAACTCGGAGAGTGGGCGACGCAAGATTTCTGTCCACACCTCTGGCGGGGTGATGTGTGTACGGCGGCGTGTCTCCCCAACACTGATTCCTGCGTCCATCTGACCGAGGGCCTGCTGCCTTGCCGGTACCGGCATGGTATCCCACTCCAGCGGAACTTCGGCCTCGATAGCTTCGGAGATGACGCTCGCCAGAGCGTCTTCCTGGGTGTGTGCCTTGCGGGCCTCCTCCGCAGCAACCTCTTCAGCCTGGGATAGCACAGGACTCTCGCCGTTGCGCCATAGGTGCACCGCCTCAGCCCAGACTTGATCCACGTATTCGTCGGTGTAGCGGTCAAAGTCGGCGCGCTCGGAGCAGTCCACCATAAGGAAGCGGCGGTTACCCTCGCGCTCACGTAGCATGTAGGGGTCGTTGGTGGTGCCCCAGATAACCCACCGGCGGGGGGTTGTGATAGCCGTGCGCTCATACGGCGGGCGGTACGTGTCATGGGTCTGGGTCATGAACTCTTTGAGCTGGTTGAACTCAGCACGGGAGAGTGCGTGCCCCTCGTCCGATACGACAATCCAGGAGCGGGACGCCACAATAAGGGTGTCCTTCCGGTGCACCGGCCCCAGCGGCACGTTGAAGCCACGAGACATGCGCTCAATCCACCAGGTTTTACCTAGCCCAGCCTCGCCGTAGAGGATGAGACTCTGGTCTACCTTGCACCCCGGCGAGAGGGCGCGGGCCACAGCCCCGACCAACGCCTTGCGCGAAGCCATGCGGGTATATTCGCTGTCTTCCACGCCGGGTAGGCAGGTTTCCAGACGCGGCGTGCCGTCCCACTCCAGGCCGTTGAGGTAATCCTGTACAGGGTCGAAGTGATACATGTTCATGCAGTCGCTAAGAATCTGTTCGATGCGGGCCTTAGGAATGTTCCTGATGTTGTAGATGCGTTCGATGTGGGTTTGGATAACCGCGATGTCGATGTTGTTCAGCTGCTTCGGCGCACCATCCAACGGCGAGTAGTCCTCAGGCATCCATGCCTCATACCCTCCTCGGTCGTTCCACGCCAGGCCGCGCAGCTTCGGATCATTCGCGAAAATCAAGTCTAGGTTATGCACAGTATTCTCCACTTGTGAGGTCTTGGTATCCCAGGTGAGCTGATCAACCCATGAGGTATTACCCCCTGGCTCGGGGGTCTCAGCAACGGATGTATCCTCCACAGGGTTGTGCGAGGTCTGCTGCGGCTCCTGGGGTAGCGACGCCTTGCCGGGGTCTACGCCCTGACTTGCTACAGCCATACGCTCCAGAACCTCAGAGAAGCGGCCTTGGGCTTCACGGTTCTTGAAGTTCTCATCGCTGTTCAGGAACTCCCGGCACGCCTTATACGACGGGGCGCGGTTCACGGGGCCGGTATACCCTTCGTCAAGGTGCCCGAACTTGTGGATGCGTAATAAGTCAAAGGAATTCTGTGCAAACCCGGCGGCAGGGTCGTTACCGTGCCACGAATAGAACAGGCCGGGGCGCTCTTCAATCTCACGCATACCCGGGGCAGACCGCCCAGATGATTTGGTGTACCGATACCGACCCGTTGCAGCATCATAGGCATACGGCAGGCCGTACCCGCCTTCCTCGACAGGTGCAATGAGTGAATCCAGAGTGGGGAACACACGGTTGAACCGGCCTACGATACCAGGGGCCCCTGTCGGCTCCGCCTTCTTGTCCGTCCGCATCAGCGGCACAACGGCCTCACCCCCGTTAGCTGCTGCGAGCATGGCGTTAGCGTCGGCTAGAACCCCGTCATGCTGACCCCACTCGTAGAACAAACCGGCGTAGTCAGCAGCGGGGGTGAACATGATCTGTGCGGGCTTCGCGCTGGCCGGGTCAATAGATGCCCTCGGGTTATCGACAATGATTTGGCGTACCAGGTCTGCGTAGGAGCCTGCGGACACCGGCCGGGAGAGGGGTACAAGGAACCTGTATGACGGTTTATCCGGGCAGTGGGAGTATGTTGTGTGCCACAGATAGGTGTACTCACTGAGGTATTCGCACAGGGCCTCGAAGCCACCTTCCTGTGTGCCGTCCAGGTCTAGAGTGACGACAGAACGTGAGATAATATTCACGTTTTTCCGGTAGTGGTCTTTGATTTCACCCGGCAAGTACGAGGATTCGTCCTTTTTATTGCCATAATTCTGCAACATTGCAGCAATATCGGCTAGGGTGAGGTCTTTTCCGGTGGTCTGCGGGGCCGTCCCAACAGCAAATTCAAAGTGGAAAGTGTTTTGGGTAATCATTTCGCATCCAATCGTGGTAAGATGTTTGCATGGTACGTTAGTCAGTGTAGCATGTTTTGGGGCACTCTGACGGTAAAACCCCCGGTTCGTAATGAGCCGGGGGTTTTGTTCTGCCTTCTATTTCTCAGCATCTTTCAGGTAGTCCAGTAGGCGCTGTTGAGCGTCCACCTTGCCGGTGAGCGAGTTGTACACCAGGTGGTCTACGGAGTCCTGCGCCATGATGTGGTGAATCACTACCGGGTTTTCCTGACCGCTACGGGCTAAGCGTTTGTTCGACTGCAAGTAAGCCTCAGAACTCCACGGCAAGGACAACCACACCGCCGTGTGCCCGCCCTTCTGCAGGTTCAAGCCGTGGCCGATGCTGTCCGGGTGAGCGGCAAGGATCGGGATGTCTCCCCGGTTCCACGCCCCCACAAAATCCTCGTCCTTCACGGTGTGTACATCCTCACCGAAACGTTCCCGCAAAGCCTCCAGCTCTGCTTTGAACCGGAAGAAGACCAGCACCGGCGAGCCGTTGTTCTCTTCGATAATCTCGGCAAGCCGATCCAACTTCAACGTGTGCAATGCCTCCCACGGCCTCTGAGCGCCACTAGGAGCGTCGAAACCCTCTTCTTGGTACAGGAACCCCGCCGTTATCTGTGCGAGCTTCCCAGACACCACAGCGGCGTTTTTAGCGGTAATTTCTTCCCCACTCTCGCGTAGCTGTGTCACCAGAGTTTCTTTCAGCTCCTTGTACTGCTTCCGAACCTTCGCCGGTAGCTCAATCGACTGCGTTACGTACGTTGTCGGCGGAAGCTTCACGCGCCCTTCGGTGCCTTGTGAGAGGGTGATGGGTGCGATAGCCTCGTAGATTTCCTTCTCGGTCTCCTTGCCGTTGCGTAGTTCCCATTTCGCCACCACGCCGGTTGGTAGGGTGTTAGCCGCGTAGAAGTACTTCTTCCGGTATCCGCCCAGCGTGCGCCCCAGGTGTGCACCCCGATCCAGTAGGTACACCTGCGCCCACAGGTCAATCAGACTCTTGGGGGTCGGCGTGCCGGTTAGGCCCCACACGTTCTTCGACTTCATCACCAATGAGCACGCATCCCTCCAACGCTTCGTGGAGCGGTTCTTGTATCCCGACAGTTCGTCGATGATAACGGTCTTGAAGTACCCGGTCATGGCCTTGCGCACGGCATCCCGCTGGTTATCCCGACTAATGATCGTCAGGTCTGCATCCACTTCGAGGGCCTTCTCTCGCTTGGCGCGGTCGCCCGCTACCACAGTGATGCTCAGATGCGGTGCCCACAAATCGCGCTCGGTCTTCCACACGTGCTCTGCCACGCGCTTAGGGGCGATGACCAAGGCAGGCAGGTGGTCTGCGGTGAGTGCCGTCAGGCAGGTAGCGGTCTTACCCAAACCCATGTCGAGGAACAGCGCCTTGCCGCCGCCCCCTGCGTGCAGGAAGTCCACGGCTTCTAGCTGGTAGTCACGAAGCTTGAAGATCGGGTCTGTCATTGGTGTGCCTTTCGTGTTAGGTGTCTATCGTTTTGGCCGGGGGACTATCCCCGGCGTGAGTCGTTTCCGGCGTGCCGCCAGGTAGGCTTGTAGCCCTGGGTCTGAGGCTCCGGCACCCGGCGGTAGATAATCCCCCTCGCCGGGTAGCTCAGAAATGTCTATCTGCGGGCCTGCAGCGCACCTGCGAAGCGGTTTCTCTGCTAGGTGGGGGTTCTGTTCCCGGTAGCGCTTCCTAGCGCTCTTACGGGCGCGTGCGTTCTTCTTGAGCCTAGCGACGCACCGAGCGCAGTTCCACATGCGTTTCGTCTCTACACCCCTTGGCGTGCCGCAGTCGGGGCAATGTGTCCAGTCGTTAGCGCTCAATGTCTTCCTTCCTCTGCTGCACCCACACCGAAACCGCTTCCTTCCCGGCTAGTACGTAGACCGGAACCCCTAGCGTGCGCACTTGCCGATGGACGTACTCTTGCCGGGGCGATACCACCCCGCCACGCTCTCGCTTGAGTTCCACCATCCACACGTTACCCCCTGGGGCGATGACGATGCGATCCGGCATACCCACCTCTGTAGGGGCAAGCTTCCAGGTAATCCACCCGGCGCGCTTCACTAGCTGGGTGAGGTGTTGTTCTACTTCTTTTTCTCGGGCGTTCTGTGTCATGTACCCAGTCTACCGCACCCCATGCGCGGCAGCGAACGTGAAAACTTTTTGTCGAAAACCCTTGACGTGCTTGCCGGGGTATGTATATACTCGCGCGCCCGCACGCGCGTGGGTTAAAAATTTATTTTTAACATATATAACCTATATATGGGAATTAGGGGACATAGGGGGAGTTCCCTTTATTTTCGAGGGGACATCGGGGTATGGGGCCATAAATTCGTAGGGGACAGCGAGGTATTTTAGGGCCTTATACCCCCTGATGTCCCCTAATCTCTTTTCTCTAGGTCTCCACGTAAGTGCTCTGACCCCTGGTGTCCCCTAATCTGGTTGCGTACCCCGTTTGCCCCCTATTTTTGTTCGTTTTTTGCGAATGTCCCCTAACTCTCACGTGCGTTGTCCCCCTAAGTTCCTTGCTATTCCGGGGTTTGTCCTCGATGTCCCCTATTTCTCATATATAAGTTTTATGGGGTAGTTTTCTTTATTCTTTTCTTCTGGAGTTTTTCTCAACACTGCCGTGTCTTTCCTCACATCCTCGTGTTCCTGCTCTGAGTGCTTTTATTCTTTTCCTGCTTCTCGCTTGCCGGTATTGGTTCCACGTATATACCCGCGCACCGAGAAGCCCCTACCCCGGCAAGCGGTCTCCACTGCTCACCCCTCACCCCTCGTGTACCCAGACCGCCTTGTGACACCCTACAGCGCGCAGCGCCCATCCTCTGCCCTCCGTAAACCAACACCACCCTGTCTGCCTTCACTGCGTTGTGAAGGCCCTATAGGACTGTCAGCGTTGCGTCGGCTCTGTAGTGTTCTGCTGTACGCTGCTGTGGTGCTATACTGAATACACACAGTTACCGTGTCTGCCACGGGTACGTGTCTCCTGCAATACAAGCCGGGTGCGACCACCTCACGCACCCGGCTTGCGCTTTACCCCCGCCCCGCCTATACTTGATACCAACGACGCAGATTATCGGCTTTCTGTCCGCTTTCTTTGTTTGTTAGGTGAATGCGAATACGCTAAAGGCCCCACCCGGTTTAGTGCCTTCTCGGGTGGGGCCTTTGTGTGTCTACACTCAATCCCGGCTAGTGTCAGCTGAACACGGCACGTAGCCCCGGCGAGGAGCCGTGCATCGTCTCGAACCGTACACTGTGGAACCTGCCGTAGGCATCCTGCACGTCGATCTCTTTCGCTTCCTCGACCATCTCGGTAGTGGACTTCATCTTACCTCCGGCGGCTAGGAGCTTCTCGTACCCGGCCCACACCAGGTTCAGCTCCCGGCGTGCATGGTCCGGTATAACGCTGTAGTGGTAGATAGCCCTCAGCACCCGGCGTGCACGCAGCGAATCGCTCACCGGCACATTCAGTGCCCAGCTGCCCGCGCCGGCCTTGTACAGGCCCATATCGTCCAGCATGTCATCCCCACCGTCTATCGCCCACTGTACATGTTCCAAGCTGCTCAGAACATCTATGCCACCGGCGGCCTGTGCTTCGCGTACCGCCCGGCTCAAGGCCATCTCGGCAAGGGCCTCGTAGCTCACCTGCGTACCGAGCACCTCGGCGTACCGACTTTCCCCGGTGTCCAGGGGAATGGGGGTGTACGCATCATCTCCGACCTTCAGGTACCGCACCACACCAGATACGAACGGCTCAGCGTCTACCCCGGCTAGGTTCTCGTTGCGGAACACCCGCACCACCACGAACCCGCCCCCCGGCGTGTCCACCTGCGAGGGCAGGTCGATGTCTTCCCACACGTACTTCGGAGCCCACCAGTGGTTGGTGTAGCTCCTGCCCCTCATTCCGTCTGCTTCACGGCTCACGGCCATCTCAGCGCACCTCGATTCCTTCTACCGGCAAGTGGTTTACTTTCACGTTGTACACGCCGCAGGCGTAGAGCTCTTTCAGCAGTGCCCGTGAGAGCACCCCCACGACCTCCCGGCGTGTGTCCTCTAACCCGCGAGTGTCGTACCCTCGGAATTTCTGTAGAACATCACCTTCGCCAACCCCGGCAAGCCCCTCAATCTCGCGCCGCCCGCGTCCCCCGAATGCCCGGTTCACCTCGATATGCCCGTGGCTGTAGCTCAGCTGCCCGTCTCGAAGGCGATACCCGAGAGTCAAACTCCCACTGCCAATAACCCGCCCGTCCAGGGCTTCGATGCGCAGCTGGTACGAGGAAAAGTCGGTGTCTACCTCCCCAAAGTACGAGCACTCCAGCACCCTCTTGAGCCCCGGCACGCGGCCAAAGCGCTTACTCTGTTCCGCCATTGTCTTTACCTTTCCGCTTCTTCATCGCCCTCGGCTTCGAGCCGTAGTGCGCCCGTAGCTGCTCAATCTGGTTCCGTGTCCACAGCCCGATGAGGTTCCCACCGAACTGTACCCGCGCCACCGGCAAGGGCATTCGCGCTAAGCGCTGCTGCTTGGCACGGCCCAATTCCCGCATCACCTCGGCATGGGTGTACAGCGTCGGCACTTCCTCTGGCGCGTGCTGCACGGTCTTGATAAGTATCTTTTCTGCCATCTCTTCCTTTAGTCTTTCTGCCCGGCACGGGCGGCTTTGTCTCGGATTGCGCCCCAGTCGATACCGGAGGATATGGAGGTTTGCTCTAAGGGCACCTTCTTCCCCAGCAGGGAGGTTCCAACCTTCCCGGCAAGCTCCCCGGCACGCATCATCGCGGCCCGACTCTTAGCGGCGGTCTCGGCGCTGGTCTTCTGCTGGTGGTGGTGCGCACACAGCGCTTGCAAGTTATGCAGCTCATTGCTGTGTCCCTCGATATGATCCACATGGGTTGCACGCGCGGTGCACCGCACCCCAGTGTCCCCGCGTATGGCGGCGCACTGGTGCCCGTAGGCCCGCAGCACCTCCAGCCTAATGCGTTTCCACTGTGGGTGCTGCTCATACGTTAGCCCGCTGGTCTTACCCCACCCGGCGCGGCGTTTACGCTTCTTCCCGGCCATGTCCTAGTCCTTTCCATTCTCTAGCGCGGTCTCAATAGCCTCGGCGAGTTCGTCCCGCGAATCCTCGAGGCGGGTAAGGGCGGTGAACAACTCGCCGATGCTCAGCGTCAGCCCGGCTAACCGCCCGGCTAACCCGTCGTCTCGGTTCAGTGCCGCCAACTCCTCAGCAGCGGCTAGGTGGTGCCCGTAGAGTTCATCCAAGGCAACCATCAGATCGTCGAGAGCGTCCACCACCCTTACCTCCTCACACTATGTCTTGTCTTCGTCGCCGCCATCCTGCCAGGTCTGAACAACCTCTGCGAGGTATATCCCCAGCCCTAGCAGGTAGGTGGCAAGCCCGGCTGCGAACCCACGCCGCTGCACCTCGATAAGCTCGGTCTTACGCTTCCTCGTTCCCATTGTCTTTCTCACTTTCTCCTTCGTTCTTGATGTCCATCACTGCCGCTGCTAAGCACGGCACAAGGTCTTGGTACATCATGAGCTCCGATGCATCGGACTCGTGCGCCCGCGCCAGGTAGCGTAGGAGCGATTCGTATTCTTTCTTTGTCTTCTCCAGGAACTCCACAGCGGAGCCATTGAAGGTTCCGTGCCGCACGCAGACCTTCCCGCGTATATCGTCATACCAGACCGACAGGCTCTCACCGCTGCCACACCCCACGTTGCTAACTTGGATGAAGGGCAACCGGCCCATACCCCCGGCGCGCAGGTTCGCGTTCTCGACGCTTACCCCGGCGTGGATGGTTGTAAAGAACCGCTTATGCCCGGTAACCTGTGAGTCGAAAACCTGCGCCCCGCGCTCTAAGGTGACCCGACCATCCATGCGGCTACGGTGCACATACGTGTCGGCTCCAATCACAGAGCCAGACTCTAGGTTTAGTTGACTCTCGAACACGTCGCCGTTAATCCAGATTTGTTCGGACTCCCTGAACTCTTCCTGGTTCCCAGTTATCACGGAGCTGTACATTACCTCTGCGGAGGGCCCCAGCTTTACCCCGCTCACCCGGCAAGAGCCGCCAACCCAGGCACACCCGTCATGGGGTAGTACGCCCGGCCCGTCCACAAGCCCGCCTTCATCCCGCAGGGTGTACACCAGCGGCACGACACGCCACATGTCACCCTCCATGAGCAGCTTGTACTTCTGCACCGGGCGCTCCCGCACCAGCTTGAGATGATTCCGCAGGAACTTGGCTATAGCGTAGTCGGCCCGCGAGTTCTCCACCCCGAGTGTTGGGGCGATGTAGGTGGATCCTAAAAACCAGCCTGATATTTCGTCGGCGTACTTGAAGATGTATTCTTCACCCCACGGCTCCCACTCGATACCGTACGTTCCATAGACGGCGGTTAGCCCGGCCCGCTCGGAGTGGAAGCGGAGCGTGAACCAGTGCAGAGAATCGAAGTAGCACTGCACTGCATACACATCCCCACGCTCTACCGTCTGGAACCAGACGGTACCGCCATACAGCGTATCCGCATCAGACACCAGTGCCCATACTGTTTCGCTCGGTTGATATTTCCAGCTCATTCTGTTCCTCTCTTTAGTCTTCGTACCGGGTGCCGTTCTTGTCCTTGTACACATACGTTTCTCGCATGGTGCTGCCACGATTGGTCCACCATTCCCACACGTCGATTCCCGCCAGCACTGCTAACCCGGTTACCGGGTAGGCTATCGCCGTAGCTACCAGTGCGTTCATCCACATACCGGAAAGCCCGGCCAGAGCGCCGATAACCACAGCGGCGGCACAGTGTAGGCATATGATGGAGTGGATAGCCCAGCGTGCGCTAGTCTTCATAGTCTTCACCGTCCCATCCAGGCAGCACTTTGTCGCGGGCTTCGCCTATCAGCTCAAAGTTCTGAATCATGAATGCCTCACGTTCAGCAAGAACCGCCGGGTGTGTCTCCGCGCTGTTCTTCAGCATCTCGTACAACTGCGGTACCACGCACGTAAAATCGCTCTCACCGTCGTTCGCCGTCTTAGCTATCTTGAATCCCACCGAATCGCACAGGGTCTTTAGGAACCCCCGGCGTAGGTCATGGATGGGTTGGGAATGCAGGTTTAGCCGTACCCATCGCCGGTATTCTTCTCCCATAGTATGCACCCCCAGCAGATCCAGGAACTTTTGAACCTGCCCGGCGATTACTACCAGGCTCTCCGCCCGGCGCATTTCCTCGCTAAGGTGGATGGGGTAGGAGCTTAGCTCTAGAATCCATTCGGCTTGTTCCGTATTGGAATACTCGTACAAATATTTTGGCTCGATACGAGGGTGCTTGATGGCTAGCAGCTCAAACGCTTTCGTCACCTTCAGCGCCACCACTGCCAGATGCCGGAACGCCTCACGGGTTTCCGCCTCAGGCTCCCACACCTTCAGGAAGTTTTCGACTGCACCCGGCAGGTCAAACACCAGGTCAATGTCTTGCGGTGTTAGGTGTGGGTCTCGCATCTTTGGTAGATTCTTCATTGTCTCTTCTTTCAATGTCTCGGTTTGTTTCTCTGCAGCCCACCAGTGTAGGTGAATACCATTACCCCCGCAGGGCCAATTCAGTGCTGTGCTCATTGCATCACGCCAGCCATTGCATCACGCCAGCCATTGCACCCCGTCTGGTGCGTAGCAGTGGAACTCGATGCCCAGGCTCGCCTTGATTTCGGCGGCCAACGTTCCTGCTTTCAGCAGCCCAACGCCCAGGATTTCCGCAAGAACCGCGTGAGCGCCCGCCCCGTTGAGGGGTACCGAGTAGGCGTACCCGCTGCGTTGTCCGAGCTGTTTCACACCTTCCCGCCCGGCTAAGCCCTCAGAACCCCACACCCCTAGGGCGTGCCCGATTGCCGAGAGCACAGGCTCCAACTCTGTGGGTACCCACACCTTGCCAGGGGTCTCGCTGCGAGTGGGTACTTTTATTTCGTAGGCGTAGAGCGGAACCTCAATTACGCGTTCCCCGAACACCACCGTTTTCTGTGGCGGGTGAGGGAGTAGCTCAAGATTCACCCCGGCCAGCGCCTCGTTGTAAAAGTTCTTGTCCCCCTTCTGCACCCATGGCAGAAGTTCTAGCTGTGCACTGAACATCTCATGTCCTTTCATCCTTTGTCTTTCGGTGTCTGTGTGCGTGCCCGCCGGGGGAGTCGAGCCCCCGCCGTGCCCACCAGGGCCGGGCTGCTGGGTTATCCCAGCTTGGTAAAGGTCTTTAGCAGTTCCGCGCCCGGAAATTCCGGGTCTTGCGGTTCCGGTGCCTCGATACCTAGATGCCAGGCCACAGCCCTGGCGAACGTCTCTCCTTCTATGATTCGGTGGTAGGTATCAGTGTCGTTGGTGACGTCTGAGTAGCTGAGGTCGCCCAGCAGTTCGCCGCCCAACAGCTCACCGTTCGACTCGCACAGGTCGAGGTAGACCTCCGCACGACCTCCAGCCAGGAACTCTGCAACGATTCGCGTGTCCGCTTCATCCGTTCCAACGACATAGCCGCGGCTGAACCCCACCCCTTCATCTGAGAAGACGGGGTGGACATATGCCGTGCGCCCCTCAGCTACCAGCTCAGGGCACCGGGTGGTAATCTTGCGTCCGACCCAACCTAGAAGTTTACGTTTTGCTTCCGTGGAGTCAGGTTCCTTACCTAATGCATACAAAGCGTGGGATAGGGGCGGATTCTCATTCAACGTGGTAGGAACGTCAAAGAGTATCGACTCGAACGCATCTTCAATCTCAGGCGGCAGGTCGCCGTAGCCGGGGTTGATGGGCTGGGTAGTAATATCTAAACGCCGCCCGTCTGGCAACCCCCTCGTGAACTTCACGCCCTTCACAGCGGTATCGGTGTTTGGCTCGACATATGCTATTTTCAGTTCCATTGTTCTAATCCTTCTCTTTGTTTGGTGTATGTTCTAGACCGCAGCACCAGCTAGGTAACCAGCCACAGTAAGCGCGTCTTCTTTGTTCCAGGCGACCACATAGCCGACCAGATAGCCAGCGCCATCTTCTGAGGTGACAGGGCAAATGTACGCCATATGCTCAGCACCTTTCAGTTTTGGGTGCTGGTAGATAATTCGCGGCACGACGTTTCGCATGACCGTTTCTTTTGCCCGGCCTGGATTGAACACCGCACTAAGGTATTTGTACTCCTCAAGGTTTCCCCAGCCGTCTTTATCCTGAGTGACCGTGAAGAGTATTACTGCCCCTAGCGCTCGCTCAACGCCGCTAGGTACGCCACCCTCCCAGAGAGTACGAGGCTTTTCCGTCACCTTGTACACCGGTTCAACGTATTTGATAGCCATGTATAACCCCTAGCGTGCGAATACCTGATGAACGGCCTGTGTCATAAGCCCAACAATAAGGGCGGCAAGTGGGAGGAACGACCCCATTACCACTGACGGGATTCCCGACGACGATAGCCACACGCACAGCCCGCCAATGATGGCGAATGTCCATATGAACGCTATGGTTGCTAAGTCTCTCAATGCCTGTTTCATTTCTGATTGTCCTTTACTGTTTGTGGGGCCGGGGCCTCTCACACCCCGGCCTGTTGGAGCCTTCTAATCCAAGCCCGTAAGGGCCGTGCCCGGTGTGGGAATTGAACCCCAGCGTGTCTACCAAGACCGGGCCGCCTACATCCTATTTCCTATCTGCTACCCACTGTAGGCAAGGGATGCAGACAATAAGCCCAACGACTAGAGCGATTCCCGCTTTCGTGGCGGCCTCTACTATGAACGTTTCCCGTGCCCAGGTGAAGGCGACGGTACCGAACAGGGCTGCCCAGATAACCACAAGCCCGGCTAGGGCTGCGAGTTGTCTTCTCACGATTACCCCCCGATTCCGATACGTGCGATTTCCACGATTGCCCACGCCCCGCTGACTGCCGCCAAAATCCAGGAGGCAAAGACCAGCCAGCCCGGCGTGGAAGCCTGTGCGTTTGCCAGGGTGTAGAGGCTACCCCCGCAGATGATAAGTGCGAGTGCGATTCTGATAAGTGCCATCATTTCCTACTCGTGCCTTTCTCCTAGTAGATGACGATACCGGCTTCTTTTAGGGCGTTGATAACGGTCCCGTCTCCATTACCGCCTAAGATTGAGTCCATCCAGTAGTAACCTATCCCGTGGGTTACCGTCCAGCGGTAAAACTTTTCGTTGTAGCGTGCGCCCATGATTTCGCTCCACCCCTTGCCACAGATTGACTTGTAGAACAGGTCCATGTGGTGAACCAGGTTCCCGTCGAAGGTTTCAGTCTGCGTTGCGTATTCGGGGTTATCGTACAAACGAACGCTCACGATAGCTGCGAGCCGGGCCTCTTTTTGCTTTCTCTGCGATTTCCTCGGTAGTAAGCCCGGCCAATGCCTTGCGGAAATTAACGGTTGCCTGTGCCATAATCGGCACCCCCTTTTTTCTTTGTTGTTAGGTGTGCGAATCCCGATTAGGATTCTCGTGCCCGGCTAGGGAATTGAACCCTAGCGTATCTACCAAGACCGGGCTACCGCATTATCGGTGAAATGTGCGGTGTCATTTTCTATTACCGGTTGTTATACCGGGCCTCGTAAGCGGCAAGTACCTTTTTCCCGTTGTACTTCTCGCTAAATGCTTTTAGAATCTTTTCCATTTTCTTATGCCTCCCATTTGATGTGTGCGGTGAATGATTCGTAATCGTCGCCACCGGTGTAATCCGGTTCGACCGATACGATTCTTACGCTGCCGATTTTCTTTCCTGAGAAGTCCTTGACTACCTTAGCCCTAAGCCACTGTGTGTATTTGGCCCACGCTTGGAAGTCGTCGCCGTAATCTTTCGACGGGGCTTCATTGTATTCTTGCCAAGCCTCGATTGTTCCATCTTCAGAGTGGATGGACACCTCTGAGGTCTCCATGTTCTCGTCGTGGTGCAGTAGTAGGCTGGCTCGAATTGTTTCCGACATTAGATGCTCCTTCTTTGTTTCGGCTCTGCGGTGAATGCATCGCCCCGTGACCGGCTGGAGAATCGAACTCCAGAATCGCCACCTAAATCGGCCCGGCCTACCAGCCACCCTTTTCTTACGGGTGGCCTTTTGTTCTAATGCCTTACTCTATGCGGTTATCAAACAACGCTTCATGCTTCAGACCTACAGGCCCCGTGGCTTGCGATGCTCTGGTTTTCGCTGTCCCTCACAGATTGTTTCCGGTATTGGTACCCTCAAAAGCTCCCAGAAGCGGGTGCCCTCGTTGTCTCCCAGAGACCTATTCGCTTTTTCCCTCGGGCCTCTCGACCTGACAATTAATACTTTACGCGGGTCATTGACCAGAGTCAAGTTATGAGAGCGTGATGTGCGACACATTGTGTGAGTGACGGTGTGAGTGAGGGGCACGTGAGAGGGCGCTATATGAGAAGGCTCTATGTGGCGGCATACGTGAGGGCACAGCATGAGGGGTCATGCGGCGGCATGTGGCGGCGTGGTGCATGTGGTGGTGTGCAGGGGTGAGCGTGCAGCAGTGTGCATGTGGTGCATGTGGTGGTGTGTGCACGTGGTGCATGTGGTGGTGTGTGCACGTGGTGGTGTGTGCAGGTGTGCGCAGGGGTGAGCGTGCAGGTGTGAGCGTGCGCGAAATTTTTATTTTTGTGTGAGTGCGTGAGCGTGCGCACGCGCGCTTCATATATACGTGCACGTGCGCACACGCGCACACATGCGCACACGCGCATACGCGCAGGGGCGGGCGGGCGCGCCCCCGCACGCGCGCGCGGCCTCCGCCGGGTTCTGTGTCTCGCTGTCTGAACCATTAGAAAAAGTAGCGCTCGTACAAATGTACTAGCGCTACTATCGAATAGATTTACGTATGATATTTCTCACACTGTGATTATTCTCACCTGCGTGTACGCCGCCGCTCTGCGCCGTACCGACTGCCACCCGGCAAGGCCGGTATACTGGGAAACACCTAGAGACTTAAGGTGCATATGGGCCTTAAGATATTCGCACGTGAGGAGATACCACATGCCCCTACTTCCCGAAGTTCCACCTGGCTATCGTAGGTGTCTTCGATGTCGAAAGCCTGTTCTAGAGTATAGCGCCAAGGGCAACCCCCGCCGGTACTGCTCTCGAACCTGCCAACTGGCTTACGTCCGCCGTAAGCAGCACCTGAGGCGGGCGCTTCGACGATTGAATGGATTCACGGAGCTTACCCCACAGCAGCGCATGAACTACAAGCGGTACACCCGCGAGTTGGCGGCGTGGGACGAAATGAACAGGAAGGACGGATTCCACTATGCCCGGCAAGGGGAATAACAAGAGCACCCGCAGCAAACGCGGCCAGTACGAGCTGGTGCAGACTACGGTCATGGAGTTTACTCCTACTGCGCAGCCAGAGCTGCCAGACGGTATCGAGTGGCACGCGCTGACGATAGAGTACTGGAAGTCCCTCGGCGAACAGCCGACCATGCAGAGCCTTACCCGCACCCAATGGCTTACCGCCATCGCTACATTGGCTGTGCCGTACAATGAACTGATGATGAAGGCTGAGGGCGGCGTGTCTACGCTGCGGTCTTCTGAGGTGCTCACGGCCAACTCTAAAGAGTTCCTTATATCTCCTAAGTCTGTATCCGCAGCCAAGATTGAGCTGCTTACTGGGGCTGAGATTCAGCAGCGGCTAGAGGCCAACATGCCGAAAGCCCCGACGCGCACGCTACAGCGGTCTAGTGCCTACGATCAGCTGCGCATTGAGGAGTAGCAGTGCAGGATATGTTCGCTGACGCTCCTGTAGCCGCAGGCTTCAAGCCGAGGTACCCCGGCGAGATGCCAACGCTGGGGTACCTTGCCTTGGACTGGATGACTACTTATCTGTCCCGGCCCACGGTCACTTATGATGCACCCTTCCAGCCGACCCGTGAGCAAGCTGAGTTCCTCCTGAAGTGGTACCAGCTAGACCCCATCACCGGCGAGAGGACGTACCGACGCGGGGTTATCCAGCGCAGCAAGGGGTGGGGTAAGTCGCCCTTCCTCGCCGCCATTGCAGCGTTCGAGGCGCTAGGCCCTTGCCGGTTTGCGGGATGGGATGCGAACGGGCGACCAGTGGGTATGCCGTGGAACGAGACCCGTAAGGTAGACATCTCCCTGCTGGCCGTCTCGGAAGAGCAGACAGCGAACGCCTTCGAGCCTATGAAGGAGATGATGTCCTCCGCCTCACTCGCCTACGAGTACCCTGAGGTGGAGGTGCTGGAGACACAGATTCTCCTACCCTTCAACGGCAAGATTCGCCCCCGTACTTCCTCACCCTCCTCCCTGGAGGGTAAGCCTGATCTGTTCACTATCGCCGACCAGACGGAGACCTGGTACCCGAACAATGGTGGCCGCGCCCTCGGTGCCGTGGCTAAGCGCAACCTATCCAAGACTGACGGCACACTGCTGGAAGCCCCGAACGCCTTTGTGCCCGGCATGGGCTCTTTCGCGGAGGAGACCTGGAACGCTTGGCAGAAGGGCATGTCCGGCGAGACGTTCCGCAACAACATCCTGTACGATACCCGCGACTGGGGTAACCCTGACCTGAAAGACCCGGCAAGTATCATTCACGGCTTGGAGATAGCCTACGGGGATTCCCTGCTGTCCCCCACCGGGTGCAAGATTCACACCCCGCCCTGCGGTATCGAAGGCTCACCCTACCCCCCGGGGTGGGTGAAAATCAACGGTGTGCTGGATGACGTGTTCGATGCGGCAACGACCCTCTCGGATGCCTCTCGGTTCTTCGGGAATAAACCTCACGCTGCAGCTGATGCGTTCCTGTCAATGGAGCAAGTCCAGGTCGCCTCGCGCACGGATTTCGAGAAGGAGGGCATAGACCCACCTTCACGCACGGACGCGCTGGTGATAGGATTCGATGGCTCGTGGGGTCGGTCGAAAGGCATCACGGACGCTACCGCCATCGTGGCGATGCGTGTTAGCGACGGCTTGGCGTGGGCTATCAAGGTGTGGGAGCAACCGGACACAGCGGAGGGCCGCGCCTGGGAACCACCCCGGCAAGAGATTGACGCGAAGATGAAAGAGGCCATCGAGAAGCTGAACGTCGTCGATGGTCTGTTCGACCCCTCCGGCTGGGAGACGATGGTCGCTGAGTGGGAGGCGCTTATCAAGAAGAAGCGCGCCCAACGCCGAGCATGGAACCGTGACATCGACTTGGTACGCGGGTACGGCCTGATGTCGTGGCGCGGAAACCAACTCAAGGCGGTGGCTCAGGCGACGAGCACTCTGCGCACCGCGATTATTGAGGGGGAGGTTATGCTCACCGGCTCACCAGTGCTGACCCGCCACCTGCTCAACGCACAGTACCGAGAGACGAAGCAGGGCCGGATTATGTACAAAGAGTCGCCCTCTTCACACCGTAAGATCGATGCGGCATACGCGCTGATGTTGGCTCACCAGTCACGCCTGCGAGTGCTGGCTAAGGGGAACACACGCACCGGCATGAGCGCGGCAGGCCCGCAAAGGATACGATAGATACAACGACGTAAGGAGATTTCATGGCTTTAGATCAAACCCTGCTGGATACCCCCGGCAGTGACGAATGGTGGGTGAAGCGCCTGGCCGGTATTATCGCCTCCCGCACGTACCACATCCAGCGCATGATGGCGTGGTATGCAGGTGACGCACCCGAGCCGGATTTGGATGCGGTCAAGGATGCGAACACCCGCAATGCGTACAAGAACCTGGTGCGCATCTCCCGGCTCAACCTAGCCTCCCTGCTGGTGGACGCGCGCCTGCCTCGTATGCGTATCAACGGCGTGCGCACCGGCGCGGATAACTCGGAGGATGGCGACGATATTGTGCGCGACATTATCCAGGCGGAGAACCTGCGCACTAAGCTGAACTACGCCTGGCGTGACGCGCTGGTGACGGGCCGTGGGTACATCGTGCGCACCACGGAGGGGCTGATGCACTCCTCAGTGCGGAACACCGCGTGCGTGACGGACGCACACGGAAACGTCGCGGCGGCCTTGACAGTGTATGTGGACGAAATGACGCAGGAAAGCGTCATGCTTCTGGCCCGCCCTGGGTATGTGCGTGAGGCGCGAGCGAACGACCTAAACGCTACACTACCGAACACCCGGCACAACGTGTGGGCGGCCCCGGGCGATAAGGTGCCGAACACCTGGAACCTCATCCCCGGCAGCTGGGATATGGGCGCCCCCCAGAACACCGGCATGGATTCGGTGCCTGTCTATGAGTTCTCACTCGATAAGGGCATCATCTCCAAGCACGAGAACACGCTGCTGCGCATCAACCACATGACGCTCCAACGCGGCGTGATGTTCGCCACCCAGGCGTTCAAGCAGCAGGGTATCGAGAACGCCCCGATGTACGACGAGAACAACAACAAGATTGAGTACTCGGCGGACGCCTTCCGGCTAGAACCCGGCGCGCTGTGGACTCTACCGATGGGCGCTAAGTTCTGGGAGTCCTCAGCAGTGGATGTTGGCCCTCTGCAGAACGCGATCAACAGCGAGATTCGTGAGCTTGCTGCTGAGTCACGCACGCCGCTGTTCATGGTGAGTCCCAGCGACGGCGGCAACTCCGCTGAGGGTGCTCTGACGCAGCGTGAGCCTCTGCTGTTCGACATTGAGTCCCTAGAGGATTCTTTCACAGCTACACTCAAGCGTATGTTCTCTGATGCCCTGCACGCCGAAGGTGAGGGCGAAGACCGCGCCGACCCAGCGAAGATGATTATTGACTGGGTAGACCCCCGGCGTGCATCAGCCACGGAGCGCGCCGCCTCAGTTGCCACGGCTACGGGTGCTGGCGTGCCGCTGGCGTTTGCGTTGAAGAAGTTCGGCGGCTTCACCCCGGAAGAGGTGGAGGAGGCCACCCGCGAGAGCGGGCTGAACAAGCTGGTGGACACCCTATCGTCTCAGGCTTCCGCAGCGGAGAGTATCGCTAACCCCTACGGCGCGGTGACCCCCGGCCAGGAGGAAGCCCCGGCTCAACCAGACCAGAAGCTTATCGACACAACGGTGAACTTGACCCCTGAGGGGAACCGTCAGCAGCAACAGATAGCTAACGCGAAGCGACCCAGCAAGGAGTAAACCATGCCTACGATGGGCGATGTTGCTAACGCCAAGTCGGAGCGTACACGCTCACTGGTGGATGCGTTGATTACCTGGCTGTTCAATATCTGGGAGTCGCAGAGTGACTTCTCAGATGCGGGGGTCGCCGCGATAGTGGATGAAACGGTCTCCGCTGTTGAGGCGGCCTTGGTACGCGCCCGGCAAGAGGAAGACGCCTACCAGCAGGTAGTGCTCAAGGCGTTGGGCAAAGACCTGCCGCCAGACCTGCCCCCAGCCAACATGGAGCTGTATCCCCGGCAAGACAAGATACCGGAAGATGTGTGGTCGCGCCCGGCGAGGGTGTACCAGCGCGCACGCCGTGACGGTAAGTCCCCTGCTGAGGCGAAGCTGCAGGCCCTCAAGCGGGTGAGCCGTCTGGCAGAGGATGATATTAAGCTGGCTCAGCGTGAGCGTGCCTCTCGCATCCTTGGTGGGGCGGAACCGCAGGGCGTGCTGGGGTACCGGCGTATCATCCACCCTGAGCTCTCACGAACAGGTACCTGTGGCCTGTGTATCGTGGCGGCTGACCGCATCTATAGCGTGAAGGAGTTGTACCCGCTGCACGATAACTGCAAGTGTGAGGTACTGCCCATCACCTCGGAGCATGACCCCGGCCTGCACCTGAACCGGCAAGACCTGGACGAGATTTATCGCATCGCCGGTGGCACCTCTGCCTCGAAGCTATCGAATACTCGCCTGGCAGATTTCGTGTCGAGGGAGAAGGGGCCACGCATCGCGCATTGGTCGGACGAGTTCTCAGACGGCATAGCCCAGAGGGATAGGCAGTATCGGGCGGCACCGGAGGATGCACAGAGGTATTCGGAGGTATCAGACGCTGCACGTATGGTGCGGCGCGCCCGCAGGTCTCAGTCGGATTTGAGGCGGCGTGGAACTAAGCAGTCGCGTAAGCGAGAGTCTGTGCTGGAGTCCGTTATCAAATATTGGGAGTCCCAGACATCAGCAGAGGAGCGCGCCGCATGATCCGGCTAGTGACCGGCCCACCGGGTGCGGGAAAAACCACATATGTTAAATCTCACGCTAAGCCAGTGGATGCTATTATAGACCTAGATTTACTGCGTGATTTCGCGGGCGGTGACGCAACGTTAGCCGCTAGGATTCGCGCAGCAATGGAAAAACAGATGGGGAAGTCTACCCGCGATGTCTGGGTAGTGCGTACTCTTATCGACCCACGCGACCGCGAGCATTTCATTCGTCGGCACAATGTAGCCGAGGTAATCGAGGTGCGCGCGTCGCGGGAAACGCTGGTCGAAAGGGCGCGTCTGAGGAACAGTCCCCCAGATGTATATTCCGCGATTGATAAATGGCTTCAGCTCAACCCCGACACGAGGCTGAGTAGTAGCGAAGAAAGGTAGAAGCTAATGGGCGACGTGCAGCTGAGCACTCCCGCAGAAGCCCCCGCAACGGAGGCTGATGAAACGAACACCCCCGAGGTTACTCTGAATGAGCACGGGTACCCGGCTAACACTCCTGTGGCTGAAATGTCCGCAGAGCACCAGGCCGCGTACTACAAGCACCACTCCCGCCTGTGGGAGTCACGTGCGAAGGAGAACCGGAACACTGCGGAACGCTTGCGACAAGAGCAGGCGAACGCTCCGGTGAAAGACCAGACCGACGAGGTGAACTCCCTCCGTCAGCAGATTGAGTCCCTGCGTGCACAGCAGGACGATGAACGTTTCAGCATGGCGTTCTCTTCGGCTGTGAAGCAGGCGAACGCGCCGCACCTGGAAACTCTGAAATCCACGCTGAACCGTGACATGTTCCGGGATGACGACGGCCGGATTGATACAGCCAAGGTTGCTGAGTACGTCAGCTCTCTAGCGCCTACCAACGCAGTACCCCAGCAGCCCGCAGCTGCACCCGGCTTGCCGGTGGGTTTCTCGCAGAAAACTACCCCCGAAAAGGGGAGCGCAGCGGCAGGGCATGAGCTCTACGCGAACTATAAGAAAAACAACCCTGTAAACTTCTAGGAGTTTCGATGCTTGACATCACTCAGAAGAAAGTCGCGCTGAACTCCCCGGCGTGGCTCGCATCTTCGCACGGCGTGGAGAACGCCCAGACTTTCCTGTTTGACCCCGCAGACTATGCGGATATTGTCAAAATCTACGGAGGAATCCCCAGTGGCTACCCGGTAAAGATTGAGGATGGCGTAGCTAAGCCCATCTCCGATACCACTGCCCCCGAGGGCTTCGTGCTGTGGGATCAGTCCGGCAAGGGCGGCAAGACCGCTGTAGCCATTCTGGTTCACGGCATCATCCAGACCAACGCCCTGCCTAAGCTTGTCAATGGCGCAACGCAGAGCGACTTCACCAAACCGGCCACCCCCGGCCTGTTCCGTTACCTCTAAGGAGAACTATAAATGGCTGAGATTTGGTATGACGCGATCGACCCGCTGACTCTTACCTACGCTTCCCGCGACTATGCGCGCGAGTACCAGGAGAAGCAGCGCCAGGATTCGCACCTGTCGTCCTACCTGCCGAACTTCAACGCAGACGACGCTAAGGTGTCCCTGGACGTGCTGGATACCCAGCGCCCCACCATCGCATTGAACCGTGCGTGGGATGCTGAGCCTGCACAGGGTGAGACTCTGCAGTCCGGGCACATGACCTTCAAGCTGCCCCCGCTGACGAAGAAAATCGCTCTGTCGGAGTTCCAGAAGTACGTCGCCCGCACCGGCAAGCCTGGTACTGAGGCGGTACAGGAGAAGGTTCTCGGGGCCGCTTTCCGTGCTGTTCGCGCGATTGATGACGCACTGGAGTTCCAGCGTGGGCAGGTGCTCACCACCGGCAAGACCGTTCTATCCTTCCCGGGCGGGCACACCCTCGAGAACGACTGGGGCCGTGACGCTTCCATGAGCGTTACCGCTGCTACCCAGTGGAGCGACCCCGACCTGAACATTGTCGAGGAACTGCGCAAGTACGTTGAGCTGTACGAGGATAAGAACAACATCACCCCCGGCGTGCTGCTGGTCTCCCGTCAGATTGCTACCGCTGTTGCGAACAACAAGCGTATGGCGCTCCAGGGCCTCAACGGCCTGTACAGCGCGGCTACTCTGGATCAGGTGAACGCTCACCTGGGTGCTTACGGCTTGCCGACCATGCGCGTGTACAACCGCAAGATTCGCAACACTGCAGGTCAGGATGTTCCGGTGCTCGACCCGAAGAACATCTACCTGCTGCCTGCGGAGAACACCTACGATTTGGGCGCTACCTTCATGGCCCCGACCGAAGCCGCACTAGACCTCGGCTGGCCTCTGTCGGATGCAGCAGGCATCTATGTGGGTGCCTACAAGAACACTGAGGTGCCGGTGATTGCATCGGTGACCGCAGACGCTCTGGCCGCTCCGGCCCTGGCTAACCCGAACATGGCGTTTACCGCTAAGGTTCTGAGCTAGGAGGAAACGTGATAGCACGCAATACACTGGTTTTACCCGGCAAGTCCCCGGCTAAGCCGTACTGCCTTATCCACGAGGGTGAGGAGATACCGGATGAGCTTCAACACCACGTGACAAACCCAGATGCTTTTATTCCTAAGGAGGAATACGAAGCGCGGGTTGCTAAGGAGCAGGAACCCGTTGAGGAACCAGCCACCGAGGAGCAGGAACCCACTGAGGAACATGCCGCCGAAGAGGTTGTTGAGGAAGACCCTCAGGACGAGGAGCCGGACGAGGACGAAGGTCTGCTGCCTACCGGCAAGAAGACCACCCGTAAGCGCCCCACTAGCCGGGCCAAGAAGTAGTCGAAGGAACCCCCATGAGCATGATTAGTATTCAGGTGTCGGAGATTCACGATGCGCTGGACGGGATGCATACAGACCGTTCGGACACATTCCTGCAAGGGAAGATTCTCGATGCCATTGCCGCGCTCATGGGGGTTTGCCCTGTCGCAAAAGTGCTGCTGGAGTCCCCAGAGCCGTTGAGCTTCATGAATGAGCGGAATATTCGTTCTGCCATTATCAACGCCGTGGTGCGAGTAGCCCGTGACGACGGCTCAGGATTCAAGTCCGAGCGAGAGAGCGCCTACGAGTACACGCGTGACCCGCTCTCCACATCCCCGAACATCTGGTTTACCGACAAGGAGCTGGGTGCTATCGGGTGTACTAAGCGCGCCGGTGTTATCGGAACGATAGGCCCGCGCCTGAGCACTCCGTTCGGGTCGCCGAATTATGGGGTGTGCTACGAGTGACACTCATAACAAACCCACGGCATGAAGTTCTGATTTTCCCCGCGAAACATGCTGTAGGCCGTGACGGCGGCACGGAACTGACGTGGGGAGAACCCGTAAAGGTGAAGGGGAACCTCCAGCCGGTCGCTAGTGATAACCTGAACCGAACATCATCAGTGCGTGATGAATACTACGGTGAGACGGTATCCACCACGGCTATCTTCAACATGGCACCCGGCACGCTGGATCGGGTATCAGCAGCTCTCCCGGCTGACGAGCGAGAGGGTTTCCCCATAGATGCCTTAGTGGTGTTCTACCCTGGGGCCTTCCTACGTCAGCCTCACGGCACGAAAGCCCCGGCTAATATACGTCCTTTCGTATATACGTCCACCTCCCGCGAGGTTATATTCCGTATGGGGATTAGGACTCAGCATGACCGTATGATTCTCTCCCGAGGAAACGACATCCAACGTTCATTCCTTGAGGGGAAAATATAATGAAGCAGGGCGGGATTGAGCTGTACGACGACAACGCCCAGCACGTCGCCTCGTACATTTCCTTGCGTACTATGGTGTTGGATTCCCTGGCGCACACCATAATGGCATCCGCAAAGGCCGCTGCTGAGCCATACCGGAAGTCTCTAGGGGATTCCTACGTGGACCACTTCGGTGTGGGCCGCGCCCTCTACACAGGCCGCCAACGTCACCGTAAGTGGCCGGTGATGGATCGCATCGTGTACAACGACCACTACGCGGCGCACATCGTCGAGTTGGGTATCGGCAAGGACGTTATCACGTTCAGCAATGGTCGCAGCCAGAGGGTGACGGAGTTCCAACGCGGGCACTTCTTCCTGGTCGGCGCAGCGGCACAGGCCGTGTCTCTCCGTGCAGCATTTAGGCCGCCTCCAGCGGTACGTAAAGCAAACTGGAACAAGCTAGTCGCAGAGGCAGGGGTCGGCGAGGCCACAGGATTCAGGCACCCATTAGGAGGTAACGGTCTCTCATGACGATGTTCAACCCATACACATGGACGCAGCAGATGCTTGAGCCGCACTTCCCACCCGGCCAAGTGCTCAAGGATGTTACGGCGCAGAAGCTGCCGGAACGGTTCATACAACACCACGTGATGTATGGCTCTGACGACCTAGCCGCTGCTGAGCGTGGCCTGAGGCAAATCAAGTACAACATTCGACTGCGCGTGTACGCTGAGAATTCGGCTGCGGCTTATGAGATGTCCATGAAGGCCCTTGGGTACCTGGAGCAGGCGGTACATGAGCAGCGCGAAGTGGACGGCGCGCGGGCTATCGCCTTTGACGTTGGGCAGGTTCCCATCGAGAACTTCAAGGTGACCGCCGTTAAGACGGTTCACGGCGCGCAGTTCGATTGCACGTTCGCAGTGCAGTTCCTTTTGACTCCCCAACAGACGTTCGGGGATACCGTGAAATGGTAGAATGAAGCCACGCCCACCGGCGTGTAATTGATAGATAGGATGATTTATGGCTCTCCACGAAGGGTACAATTCCGCAGAGGTCATCGGCGTTCAGTGGGCGACGATCTGGTTCCCGAAGACTGGTAATTTCGCCCTCCCCCAGTCCCTTGCCAACTTTGACCCGCAGAAACCCGAAACCTACCCCGCAGCTTGGGCACCCATCGGCCTGACCTCGGCAGAGTCCCTGCCGAAGCCTACCACTGACGGCGGCGACGCTCAGGTGCTCAACACCGCTGAGCTGCCCAGTGTTATCAGCATTAAGGGTGTCACCACCACCAAGCTTGAGTTCACCGTTCACTCGCTGAACGAGAAGACCCTGCAGATGGCGTGGGGCGGCGGCAAGGCTACCTCGCTGATTGAGATTGGTACTGACGCTTTGAAGGCTAAGGCCCAGGAGCTAAACTTCAACGCAGCTGACATGGAAACTTCTGCGTGGATGATTTACTCGGGCGGCGGCAAGACTCTCAGCCTGTACTTCCCGCGTATCAGCGTCAGCTCCAAGACATTCAGCGAGATTTCCCTCCAAGGGCTCTTCGCTATTCCGTTCGCCGGTACGGCTCTCGCGCCTACTGCTGAGCAGGCGAAGCAGTTGAAGACCTCCGCATCCGGCTTGGTTATCCTTCCGTAAGCAGCTGCGGTTATCGGTATAATGGAGTGGTCGAGTACATCTCGGCCACTCCATTTTTGTTCGTCAAAGAAGGAAACATACCCATGTCTAATAACCAGTTCGTAAGCGGCGACCAGTTCGGGCAGACCGAGGCCGCGCCCTCCCCCTTCGCTGAGGTCATTCCCCCACAGGGTAACCCAGATGTACCGGCAAGCGCGCCCGCTGCACAGGCCGCACCTGCCGTTCCCCCTGTTACCGTTCCGCCAACCACTGCGGCACCTGCAGCACAACCCACCACCGAAGCGAAGATGCCCCTAGAACTCAAGCCAGGTTTCAACTTGCTCAAGCCCCTGAGCGAAATTGACGCACTGGACGTAGCGGAGATTTTTACTGCCGGTGAGATCGCGGCGGCTAAGGTACCCTCCTCTGCCTCCGAGGGCACTCGTAATATGGCATATGGTACCGGCAGTATGCGCGCCCTGTTCGATGTCGCTGTGCTTCCTGAGAAGCGCGCCGAATGGAAAGTGTTCTCTCGAGCAAGTAATTTCCAGGCCGTCCAGGAGCTTGGGAGTGCCTACATCGAAGAGCTTTTAAACGACGCGCAGCTCTAAGCTTTTTCCACAATAACCTTGACGCAGCCGGGGACTTCCAGGTTCTCTTCGGTCTGAACGTTTTCGCTGACTGGGCGAAACTGGATTCCCGGCTTGTGCAGAGCCTCCTCTCACGGCTCGTCTTTGAGGAGCGAAGTATGTACCGCCATCACCTGCCAGAGCCTACTGAGGAGGAGATAGCGAGGGCTGAGCGGGAAGCTTCGGAGGAGGTCAGCAAGGATAAGTGGTTCGGATTCTCCCGGCTAGAAGCTGCGCTTGCAAATATTTCAGACGGCATACAGGCTTTACGGCTCCTGTACGTCTCCGCACATACTGAGGACTCTGGCAAGGTTCCTGAGTTCAAGCCGTACCCAACCCCAGCATCCGAGGCACAGGCGAAGAAGGAGGCCGCGATGAATCAGAGTTTCGGGAACTCGTTCCTGGATGCTTGGTTCTCAGCCTCCGGCATGACGCGAGAGCAGTTCGACTCCGCGATTAGTAACCACCAGAGTTAGGAATTTTCATGGCCGTAGGCAGCTTCGAAGCGGGAAAGGTTCACATCCGCGTCCTGCCGGATGCGTCTGAGTTCAACCGGAAGCTGATGCCACAGCTTCGGCGCTCTCGGGAAGAGGCCGAACGGCTGATGCATATTGAAGTGACCCCGGTCTTGGATAAGTCTGGGGTCGCTCGTATGCGTGCGCAGCTGCAAGCGCTCGGACGCGGCGTGCGGGTAAAGGTCGGGGTGGACCAGCAGGGTTTCTCGAAGTCGCTGCAAGAGACATCGCAGCGGATGTCCAGGGAAATGTCCCAGCAGCAGTATATCCACGTCAAGCCGGTTGCTGAGTGGGATGGTATCAAGCGCGAGGCTAGGGACATTTTCAAGAGTGCCGAGCCGGTGATTGAGCCGAAGCTCGATAAGACTCTGTTCCAGCGTCAGCACAAGGAGCTGATCGAGTCCCTGCGTAAGACTCCTAATGTCCCTGCTGTGGAGCTGGGCGGCCTGATTAACTCGGATAGGTTCCGTGAAGCTGGGCATGCTTTCCGCGATTTCGCGGACGAAGTAGAAGAAGACTCGGAGCGCTCCGGCTCACGGCTGAGCCGTCTTGCCGACCGCATCCAGGCGGCAATGGATAAAATCTCTAAGGCTTTCCATGCGGTAGCCGATGTGGATTATAGCCACCTGGACGGCGACGACGTAACCGATGAGTTCTTCGACAACATCGAGCAGCGCCAAGATGAACTTCGGGGCCGACCCCTGCGGCTCGATGAACTGATTATCCGTGGCGACTCTGACGACATCTCCGACATTTTCAAGGAGATGGGCGAGAGCGCGGACGAGGCACGAGAGCGCCTGCGTAACCTAGCCGACCAGCAGGAACGCGCCAACAAGAACATGATAAAGAGCTTCAAGGAAGCTCGGGAGGCCGGGGAGCACCTGTCCTTCGATGACATGGCTCGCTCCTTCGCTCGGGGCCGTAATGAGCTTGAGCGCACCCGGCGTGAGTTGAAGCAGCTGGAGGACGTGCAGCGCGTCTTCCAGCGGCGTGCCAAGGAAATGATGAACGTGGACTTCTCACGCCCGTTCTCTGGTTTCAAGTCCTCAGCCCCTACAGTTGCGCAACTGAATAAGAACCTTGAGCGCAGCATCGAGCGTATGAAGCAGCTGGCGGATGCCTCCCGCCAGATGGGGGATAATCGCGGCGTGCTGAGGGCGCAGATGGAACAGAAGCGGCTAGGGCGCGAGATTGAAGAGAACAACAAGCGCCTGAAACTGTTCGATCGCTCCATGTCGGATGTCTTCACCCGTAAGCGTAACGGCAACCCGTTCTCCGAGTTCTCCCAGAAGGGCCAAGACGGCCTAAAGGAGCTGGAGAACAGCATGAAGCGCCTCAAGCAGCAGCGCGAGGAGCTGCGGCGTGCGTACCGTGAGGGCCTTGCCTCGGGCGATGCTGAGTCCCTGCGTCGCACCTCTGAGACCCTGAAACAGACCTCGGCACGCCTGCGGGAGATGCGCGGCGAGATGGAGCAGATTCGTAAGAACCGCGATTTGTTCACGAACGACGCAGCGATGAAGAAGTTCCGCGACGCGTTCGATACCTCGAAGCTGCGTAACGATACGTTCTTCCGGGACAAGCGGTCTATCGTCGTGAACGTGGACCTGGACTCTGAGGTTGCTGAGCGGCGGCTCAAGGACTTGGCGGAAGACCGTGAGGTCACCTTCCAGGCGGACGCGGATACGAAGCGCGCACGGTTCAAGTTGGCCCGCCTGGCGCGTCCTCGGTTTGCTCTGATTATTCCGAAGCTGGATAAGGCAGCAGCGGCTAAAGTGGCTACCGCTCTAGCCGCCATTTCTGGTGCCCGCGCGACCTGGGACTTCACGAAGAAGTTTACAGACTTCCTGAAAGACCTGGATAAGAACCTGGTCGGTCTAATCCGACTGGGCGCTATCATCGGAACCGTCTCTGCTGCTGTACTGTCGCTGACCTCCCACGTCTTCGCCCTCGGCAAGTCGCTGCTATCCATCGCGCCTGCCGCGTTCGCCTTGCCGGGTATTTTCACTGGTATCGTGGTAGCCGTCTTTGCTTCGGTGAACGCATTGAAGCAGTGGAACGACCGCATGAAGGATGTGAACGACCGGCTCAAGGCGCTGAACTCCAAGGCCGCTGACGAGTTCTGGGCGAAGTTCGAGGCCCCGGTGCGTAAGGCGATTGATACTCTGTTCCCGGCGTGGGAGAAGGGCCTGCTGGAGATTTCTCAGGCCACTGGTGAGTTCTTCGCCAACGCGGCTAAGGCTGCTGAGGCGTATGGCGCTGATGGTTTCAAGAGCATCTTCGATGCCCTAACGCAGGGCATGAAGGAAATGTCGAACGGCATCGGCCCCTTGATGGAGGGTTTCCTACGGTTTATCGACATCGGCGCGCAGTTCTTCCCCCGCTTCGGCCAGTGGTTCACGGACATGGCGAACCGCTTCAACGAGTGGACGAAGACCGCCGACATTACAGGTGCTATTGACCGGGGCATCCAGGCACTCAAGGATTTCTGGCGTGCCGGTGTAGCCTTCGTTGGTATTCTCGATGCTATTGCTAAGGCCGCAGAGCAGGCCGGGGGTGCAGGGCTTACCCAGTTCGCAGACGCTCTGGAGCGGGTGCGGAACGGGCTGAACACCTTCGAGGCCCAAACCACCATGATTACTCTGTTCAGTGGTGCGAACGAGGCGATCAAGAACCTTGCACCCTCGTTCGAGACGCTGGGTAACACCCTGAACAAGACTGCCTCCACTATCAGTTATGTGATGGTGGGCATCACGAACGTTATCAACGCCTGGGTGAAACTGGTGGGTGACGCTCTCGCTTCGCCGATGTTCCAGGATGGTATTCGTTCTGCTATCGACGGCATCACCAAGGGCATGGAGTCCCTGAGCACCCACTCGGATTCGCTCGGTACCATCCTCGGTGCCCTCGGCAAGATTATCGGCATCATGGGTGAGAACTTCCTGCCGGTGTTCGGTACTGCCCTGGATGCTCTCGCACCGATGTTCGATGACCTGGCTAGGGCTGCTGAGGCGGTTATCCCCATCCTTGCGAACTGGCTCAGGGATGCTATCCAGTGGCTTGGGGATAACCTCGGCCCGGTCATCGACAAGGTACGCGAGTGGATTCAGCAGAACCCCGAGTGGGCATCCGGCATCCTCCTCGTTGTCGGTGCTATCGGTGCTATCATCACGGCACTAGCACCCGCAGTATCCGCACTGGTTAACTTCGGGTCAGCGCTTGCCGGGCTGGTTGGCGGCGTAGGTGAGGTTGCTGCAGCGTTCGGTGCCGGAGGCAGCCTGGAGGCTGTCGGCGGTGCGATCGCATCTGCGGCAGGCCCCGTGGCTCTGGTAGTGGCAGCTATCCTCGCTATTGCTGGGGCGATCATCTATGTGTACAACACTTCGGAGGAGTTCCGCAACAAGATTTCGGAACTGATGGGTAAGGTCGGCGAGGCAGTCCAGCCTATCGTCGATATGTTCAACCGGGACATTAAGCCTGCGATCGACGATTTCGTGAAGTCCTTCACTGAGGGTTTCAATCAGGTGTTGGAAGCGCTGAACCCATTCATGACCGGCGTGGCCGAGATACTCACCGTCGTTTTCCAGGCCATGAAGCCCCTAGTGGAGTGGATTTCTGCCATCTTCGGGCCGGTCATCAGCGGCGTCATCGGCGCGCTCGGCGGGCTGTTCAAGGGAGTGTTCGGTTTCATCGGCGGGCTTCTTGGTGGCTTCGGAAACATCCTGCGCTCCATCGCTGCAGTGCTCAGGGGGGACTTCTCCTCGGCTGCAGAGTTCGCGTTCAAGGCTGCACAGAGTTTCGCTAATGGTGTGGCCTCACTCCTCCAGGGCGCGCTCCAGATTATTGGCAGTTTGATTCGCGGTATCTTTGAGGCGGTTATCAACTTTGTCAGCCTGATTAGTAAGAACATCGGTGACTACTTCCGTAAGTGCTTCGATGATGCGAACAACACCCTGAGCAAGTTCCCCGGCATGGTGCGAGACTTCATTGGCGGGATACCTGGCGCTATCCGTAATCTGCTCGCGTCTGTCCCAGGCATTATCCAGAACACCTTCCATATCAACCTCGGCGTGTCGGGTAACAACATGGTTGTGGACTGGTGGAACGGCATGGTCGGGGCGTTCAACGACGTTATCAACAAAATTCGGAATAAGGTGCAGCAGGTGCGTAACCTGTTCCCGCACTCCCCGGCTAAGACCGGCCCGTTCTCCCGTGCCGCAGGTTACCTGGATGACTCCGGCAAGGCCATGATGCGGGACTGGGGTAAGGGTATCGCAATGGGCACCCACCTTGCCGTGTCTGCTGCTTCGGTGGCAGCAGGTCTGGTGAAGAACGAGATGGACGTAGATTTGACCCCGACCATCTCTCCCCTGGCTCGAAGCACCGCAGGTGCTTCACTGGAGGCAGACCTCTCGTATTCCGCTACCGGCTCACTGGGCGACCAGGTAGCACGCGGCGTGGCTGCGGCGTTCCAGTCCGGGGTAGAATTGGAGATGTCCCCCAACACCTCTCGCGCGGTCTTGCAGCTGAGCGAGGGAGGGGCACAGTCGTTGCGTAGGCATTGGGTCTAAGGAAGGTTTAGGATGGCAAACATCAGGGTGGAGCAGCCCGTCAAGTTCGACGAGGACGGCTTGCTGTACGATGCTACCTACCTCTGCAACAACTCCACTGCTTTGCCTATTGCCTTCGGTGAGAAGATTACCGAATCCTCCGAGGGTTCGAAGTGGGCCTTTTTCACATCGAGCCGTGGGGTGCGTTCTGCGGTGAACCGTGGGCGCGCCCCACGTAACTGGTCTGTCTCTATGGAAATGCCCTGGGAGTACACGGTTCTTGTCCGCAACCTGGACGAGACACAGACAGCTCCGTATTACCTGATTACTCCCAAGGCCCGGCGCAACAACTTCTTGCCGCCGTGGAACTCCTGGTCTGATGTGTTCTACGGCGTGCCGAAAGGCTCGAACGCTGTTCGCGTGAACGAGTCAGATGCCCCCATCACAGAGGAGGCGTGGAAGTTCGGCACCTCCATGCTGCGGGTGTTCCATGCGAAGGACGGCCTGACGACTGACTTGTATGGACCGAAGAGTGGAGTAATCCCCGGCACGACGGTGCGTATCACTGCAGGGCTACAGGGCACGGGCACCTTCGGGGCAGCACCGGCCAGTGCCCGGCTGGTTGGCTTGGACATCGCGGAGAATATCGTGTGGGCATCCCCCACGGTGGAGAACGCAGGGTCTAACTTCTCCATGCGTACCTCCGAGCCGTTCACGATACCTGACGATAAGAACATCGTGGCTCTGCGTGAGCACTATGGCCCCACCGTGGTTCGGTTCTCGCCGATGCAGGCGTGGATCGGTACCCATAAGCCGAACCAGTGCGCCCGCATGGGTGGCTGGGTGCTGATGGATGATGTGACATACAACGAGCAGCCCTTCGCAGTGTCTCAGCTCCACGCGTGCTCGTTCACCCTAAAGGAAGTTCTCTAGTGGCTATTGATGTTTTTTCCTCCGGCGAGGAGATTATCTGGCAAGGGAAGACCCTAGAGGTCTCCAGCCTCTCGGTCTCGCACGGTTATAACCCTGTGCCTAAGGCAGTGTCCCCCGGCTCACAGACGTTCTACAGTGTGGACGCTAAGGTTCGCTACACGCCGGAGGTTGGCGGCACGTTCCCGTCCCCGTTCATCGGCGTGTTCCCGCACCGTGGCGACCCCGCTATTCTGCGCATGTGGCAGAAACGCCCCATTGAGCACGGGGGTAATCAGCGTATCGAGGCGAAGCTGCTGGTGGACTCTGTAGAGTTCTCGGACTCTGAGATGTCCCTGAAGTTGATTCAGGCGGCGGACGCGTTCTCGAACCATATCAACACCGACCCGCTGTATCACTGGAGGAATCAGTACTATGGTAACTTCCTCGGCGAGAAGTATAAGTTCTTCGGCAAGGATGACGAGAAGCGTAAGATTTCTCCCTCGCCGCTGTGGGTTGTCTTCTATGCAGCTCGTGCAGCGGGTTACCACGCCGTGCCGCCCGCCCCTCCCACAATCCGTCTCGACATGCCGTGTCAGTGGTCTACATGGACTAACCAGTGGGATAATCCGCACTACGTGAACGACCCTATCCTCTTGGGGCGTATGCTAACCCAAGGTCGCACCGACCTGATGGAGGTCGCCTCCGATATTGGTGCAGCATCCCCCACCCCCGGCGTGAACGGTATCGGTTTCTCCGGGGCTACAGTACGTTCGAGCCACGAGGTGCGGAAGTCTGGGAACCTCTCGATATATTCTCCCGCTATGTTCCACGGTGGTGGCTTGACATGGGTGTGTGGCGGGAACGTCACAGTCGCCATGACAGACCCTTACAACCATGCGGATAACCCCGTGAAGTTCTCGGATATTTTCGCGTCCTTCATGATGAAGTTCAGCACCGGGTGGCAGGATGTCCCGGCAGATAACCTGTACCAGTTCAAGGTGGCAACTCTGGCTCAGCGTTCCATCGCACTGCGGTGGAATAAGAACCGTGAGTTTATCCTGTTCGCGGAGGAGTACGATAGCGCCTCCCCGGACGCTAAATCCACACGCTATGTGGAACTGAAGAAGTTCACCCTGCCGGCTGATGCTGACCTGGAGGAGGTCTGCGTTACACTACGGCAGAACGGCGGCAACATCTTCGTGAAGATCGGGGAAGTGTACGACTCTGGCAGCATAGCTATGCCGTGGAACCTGAACCTGCCTGACAAGAACGGCCCGGCGTGGTGTGAGTTTTGGTGCCACAACCCAACCTCGACGTACTCCATTGGGCTAACCGGCGCGCAGGTATCGGTGATTCCGGATCAGGAACCGTACCGCTCAATGTTCCAGGAGTACGTGAAGGACTATCACCTGTTCAAGCCGACGGCACGTATCTACTTCTCCTCCCGCTCCTGGGTGGGGGATGTCTTGCCATCCTTCCGTGACCGCGCAGCAGGCCAGGTTCTTGAGGACGCGGCGGAGGCTCTGGCCTATTCATGGTTCATCGGGGATGATAACGTCTTGCGGTTCATGCCGCTGGAGAACACGGTAAACCCAGACTACCCGACACGCCGGAAGATAGTCATCGACCCAGCTAACGATATTAGTAGCTACTCCATCTCGCAGAACCTCACCAACGCGAGGTCTACTATCTCGATGGACTACGCCGCCTTCGCCATATCCCAGTCGTGGAAGACCACCCTCAATGTGTGGAAGGGTGGGGGCACTCTCGCAAAGGGCGATACGAAGGAAGACTTTGTATCACCACCGGAGGAGGAAGACTGGCTAGACCCAGACTTCACCCTGGAAGACCAGGGGACTCACGGTTTTGAGTGGCTGTGGGATAACAACGGCTCATTCTACGGCGGATGCACCGTCCTCAAACACGAGATTAAAGACGTGTCGAAGGTGGCAGGCCCAGCTCAGTGGGAGCAGCGCATGGCCGCCTACGTCACGTGCCGTACCGATGTGCTCTCTCCGTGGACTATCAAGCTCTCTCAAAAGGCTGTTGAGGTCGGTGCTGTCGGCAGTGAGGGTCAGTACGTGCGCACCGTTGCAGACAAGGACATCTCTCTGCGTACCGCGACACATGATTACCGTGGCGGGCCGACCGCCTCCGGCGTGAACAACCCTGCGGCTCACGGCTTCCCGCCACCCGATATTGAGCTCCCTGTTATCCGGGCGCGCGGTATCCTCCGCCGACAGAAGCGCAAGACCACGATCGGCGGCGGCGTGAAGGGTGCAGGTACCTTGGAGATTGCAGGGTGGGATTTCCACCCTAATAAGGCATCTGCAGGTAACACGCTACGGGAGTACGAGAAGTACCTGCTAGACCCTCACCCCAACTTCGGCTCGGTGACTGTACGGTACGACCTGCGGTATAAGCTCGGCACGATTGCGGAGCTGAGGGGTATGCACCCCAGCGGGCGAGAGAACCTGTTCGGGGCTATCGTCACAGCGGTGGTGTGTGGGGTGTCGCACAAGCCAGAGTCCAACCAGACGGAACTCACCCTGTGGGTATTCCGTGCAGACCGCACCGTGCGCACTTGGGCTGAGGTCGAGAAGAATAACGAACTCGCGGGCAAGACCTGGGAGCAAGAAGAAGCCTCGCGTGAGCGCCAACGCATCACGTGGGAGCAGGTTGAAAAGAACCCTGACCTATAGGAGGAACGATGGGCTACACCCCCACCTGGGCGCTGAGCTTCCCAGACCTGAACGAGATCGCCAAGGGGCGCAAGGCGGTTATGAACCTCGCCACTTCGGTAGAGGCTGCCTTGTCCCGGCTCAAGGGCGACAGTGCCACTGACGCAGCCCAGAAAGCAGACCGGGCTCTAGCCGACGCTAAAGCATTTACTAACAGCGCGAAGACCGAACTGTCCTCCCGGCTAGAGAGCCTGAGCACTCTGGTGGAGAATGAGACCTCCGCGCGCAGCCGGGCTATACAGAACCTCCGGCAAGAGGCCACTAACCTGGTGGGCCAGGTGCGAACAACACTGCTTGCCGCCATCGCAACGGCTAAGAAAGAGGCAGTAGCGGAGTCGAAGGAACTGATGGACGTTCGCGTGCCGGAGCCTATCGGGCCGGGTACCACCTGGTACACGTACCCTATGGCCGGTACCAGCGACGGACTCGAGGCACCGCCTCTGCGCCAGAACAACACTATGTGTATTCTGGCCGCAGAGCGCACCGGCACGGTGTGGGGTACTCCGGTTACTCAGGGGCACCTGTACTTGTTCTTCAAGAGCAACTCAGGAGCAGTACTCTCAACTGACCTGATGGAGGCTAAGGCGAACGCGCAGCTACCGGCTCAGGTGCAGCAGCTACAAATCCAGACTTCGCAGTTAGTACAAGCCAACAGGACGCTGCAAGATACCTTGTCGAAAATACAGCAACGAGTCGCACAGTTGGAAGCAAAACCGTAGAATTAATACTAAGAACCGTTATTACCCATAGGAGAACTATGTCTTCTGTACCAAGCCGGATTTACTCTGAGCGCCCCGCTATGCAGAGCGCCAACCTCACCCCCGGCGTGACGTCCGAGGCTACGTTCCTCAGCTTTCTACAGGCAAACGGTCTCACTGGCGGCTCAGGTGGAGGTGGCGGCGGGCTAACACAGTCTGAGGTAGATGCCCGGATCAACGCCGCCATCGCTGCTCTGCCGAAAAACTCTTCCGGTCTGTCAGAGGAGCAGGTGCGCCGCATTGTCACCGATGCTGTGAACGCAGCACCGAAGGGTCTTAGCCAGGCTGAGGTGGATGCCCGCGTGCAGGCCATCGTCAAGACCCTGCCTAGTTCTGGTGGCATCTCTGAGGAGAAGGCCCGCCAGATTGCCTCCGAGCTGATCCAGAGTGCGCCGAAGGGTATGAACCAGACTGAGGTAGACTCCCGAATCCAGAACGCGCTGCAGAACCTCCCCGCCGGGGTGACTGAGGATAAGGTGCGCGAGTTGGCAGCCGCCGAGGTTGCTAAGGTTCCCCGCGTTACCGTCCGGGATAATGAGGACGGAACCATCACCATCTCCACCCCTGACGATAACTAATCCTCTGGAGGAACCATGACGAATGTTTCCACCTTATCGGTCGCACAGGGCCGCCTCACCGGCGCGGGTGACTCCGCCGTGTGGGCTTCTGTGCAGCCCCGGCTAGAGACGTATATCAAACAGGAGCTTGCGAAGCTGCCGACCCCATCCCAGCCTGGCATCTCGCAAGAGAAGGCTGAGGAAATTGTTCGTAATGCTATCCAGGCGCTCAACCTCCCGTCGTCCTTCCTGACGGAGAACCGGGTGAACGAACTGGTGCAGACGGCTATCAACGCCCTGCCGACCCCCGCACCTGGAATTACTGAGCAGCGGGTAACGGAGCTTATCAATCAGGCCATGGGCCGTCTCCCCGCCCCCGGCACGAGCGAAGAGCGGGCTAAGCAGCTTATTGCAGATGCTCTTGAAGAGCTGAAAAAGAGCGGCGTTGCAGGTCCCCGAGGTGAGCGCGGCGAGCCGGGCGCTCCCGGTGCACCTGGCGCTCCAGGCACCCCCGGCAAGGACGCAGACATGGACGCGGTTCGGGCCTTCGTCACCTCTGAGGTGCAGCGCCTCATGCCGCAGTCCTCCGGCGTGGACGAAGCTAAGGCAAAGTCTCTGATTGACGAAGCCCTCGCCAAGCTGCCGAAGCAGTCCGCTTTCCACACCTCGGCGCGCTCTGTGAACGTGCTGCAGGAACCCTACAACGCCGACCCGACCGGCCAGCTTGACTCTACCGACGCTATCCAGCGCGCTATCCTCGATGTGAATAGCCTCGGCGGCGGCGCGGTGTTCATCCCTGCTGGGGTGTACTTGGTGAGCTTCCCGTTCATTGAGCTCAAGGGTATGGTCTTCGTGTACGGGGAAGGCTCCGGCACTCAGATTGTTGCGACGACCGCCAAGCCGATTAACCAGAAAACAGGCGTGTTCCGTACCGGGACCTGGAACAACCGCGCACAAGACCCCGGCTTGCTGCGCTTCGGCGTGAACAACCTGTGGATCAAGTCCCGGCGTGCCGGGTACCAGCACCAGAACTTCATCCCGAACTTGTGCGGCGTGCTGTTCAACACCGACCTTGGCTCCGGCCCTGCCGACCCTGACGCGGTACCTTCGTGCAACTTCTTGGAAATTTGGGGTATGGAGACCGGCGCGGCCTTCCTCGGCACGGACGACCAGGCGATGAAGGTCTTCTCACTCAAAGTGCGCAATGCGGGACAAGCCGGACTGGTTGTCGGTAAGCCGGATGGGCACCCAGAGGGTACCGGCGGTGCAGCGGATAATAAGTTCTACGGTGCTGACATCGGTGGCTCGAACACATCCCTGGACGGGTACGCGGGCATCGAGGTTTACACCAGCCAAACTAAGTTCGTTGGCTCAACGTCCTGGTACACGAAGGGTAACGCGACGTTCGCTCAGCTCTATGCTCAGCCCTCTGGCTCGCGTGGTGTGGATGTGACCGCAGGTAGCCCGCAGCTGGTGAACCGTGCAGGTCAGAAAGGCGGCGCGGGCTGGTTCATCAAGGCTACCAAGTGCACCTTCTCGGCGTGCGAGGCCCAGGAGAACGGCGGCCACGGCTGGATTGTGGCCTATGGCGATAACCTGCTGGATGGGTGCCGGGGCGAGTCTTCTAGCTACGGTGACACAGCCAAGGGTGAGGCCGGTGCCAACTCCGCTGCTGACTTCTACGTCTGCAACACGGGTGCCGAAGGTACAGTACTGTTGGGCTGCACCTCGCGTAGCGCGCGTAAAGGTTCTGGTGGGGCACGCTGGAGTTTCTACATCGAATCATGGTTCAAGGGACTTACCATCCAGGGTTGTGTCTCAATGGATGTGTCCGTACCAGCCGAGGCAACCGGCCTGACCGTCCCCGTCCGGGTGAAAGACCCGCAGGGCCTCAGCGTGTATATCCAAGTTGGCCCGTACCGGGTAACGACCTACACCTACACGCCGCAGGTTGTAGACTTGCAGCCGAAGACTGGAGTAAAGCCGTATGGTGACACCCCCGGCGAGCGTAACTACCTCATGTACAACCCTCTGTACTGCAACGGCCAGATTCACCTTGAGGCGCTGCTGGAGGGGCCTTTCGTAGACGGCGGTATCCTGTTCTCCCTGCCCGCAAGTGCACCCACTCCCATTCGTACTGTGAAGTCCGTGGTAGAGGGCATGTCCGTCTACATGAACGCTGGTTCTCGGGACGTGCTGGTCTGGGGCATGGGCGGTCGGTCTAACGTAAAGGTAATCACTGATTTGGTAGGTTTCTTCGAAAACTAGCTTTTCGTAGCAGCCCCAAACAATTCTTAGGAGGGAATTATTAGTACGAACACCCCGAAAATGGACGCTCAGGGGCGATTCTCGGGCGCTCCCTTAGAGCACATTAAACAGCTTATCAAGGAGGAACTAGCGGCCAACCCACCACAACCGCCCGCCAAGCTACCACACCAGAAATTCATTCTTGAATGGGTAGCACGCAGCACTACAACCGTAGCCGGTAACGGGAACAACGGCGACCACCGCCACTTCCTGGACTATGACCCGAATACCAAAATCGGGATCATCCACTTGGACTTTACGGTGCCGGCAGGGAAGACGGCGAAAGATACCCTGTTCACTCTGCCGGAAAAAGCCCTCTCCCCCGTCCCGGTACCCGCTTCGTTGATCGAGCTTCAGTCAGCCACGCCAAGCTCCACAGGTGTCGGCGGTATCTGGATGGATAAGGGCAGCCGAAAGGTACAGACCGACGCAATTACCGCGCCAGGCCGGTACATCTTGAACATTGTCGGATTCTTCGAGGTGCCCAATGTCTGATGCTCGTATGCCCATAATCAACAGCGAAAAGAACCTAACAGGGGTGGGGCGTGCCGCAGTGCAGGAAGTATTTACTGCTAATCTCCCCTCCCTTCGTAGCGAATTGGATCAGCGCATTGAAGAGCGGGCTGCACGTATTGAAGTGCGGCAGCCCGATTTTGGGTTTGTGAACGGCAAGCGGTATTACAGCCCTATTACGTACACCTGGCCGGACTACTACAACGGCGACAATTCCCAATGGAGTAAGTTTCTCAAGTTCGGTAACTCCCTAGGGATTGTTATCCTCAACCGCGCTTCCGGCGAGTGGCTTGTCAAACGGCCTGACCCCGACTTTGCAACTCAGGCGAACTTGGCAATGGCCGCCGGGGCTAAGCGAATCGCGTTTTATATCAAGACTCGGTACGGGGCTAATGCGCCGGAAGCTGACGAGGCTTACCGGGAACGTGTAAAAAACATGCTCGGCGTGCCGACGGAAGCGGTTACCCGGTTCACAGAACAGTTAATCTTAGACTCGGTGACCGCCGTGTACCAAGACTACTCCGAGGTGTTCTCGAAAGGTCGCGGGGCTATCTTCCTGGACGAGGTTGTGAACGGCTGGGATGAACAGCAGCAGAAAATCATCCCGTTTTATCAACAGCTTTATCGCAAGATAAAGAACATTGTCGGTAACGACGTTCCGATTATCATCAACCCCGGCTCGAACACGCGCAAGGAAATGATGGATGCGTGCGATATTGTGTGCACCTGGGAGTCAAATGCCCAGAAATACCTTGACCCGACGACTCCGAACATTCACCCCGACCACTACAAGGACTTCCCGTCATGGCGATTCTGGCACGTGGTGCACGGCGTGACCGAAGAGAATATAGAAAAGGTGTTCGACAAGCTGGACTCCCTGAACATTGGGCACGCCTACGTGACCGATCGGGTGTTCAATATAGGTGCAGGGTCGGAAGATTCGCCAGAGGGGAACCCTTACGACAAAGCGCCGTCAGCGTTTGTCGAGACGAAGGTTCGTTCCTGGACGAACGGCATTCTCCCTCTGGAGAATCGCCTCGCCGCAGTCGAAGCGGCGTTGAAGAAACTACAAGCTAAGGACGCTTAAATGACTGACATTACATTAGGCCCTGTGTGGTTAGTGGCAGCTAAACCCGGCGAGACTAAGCCGCCTGCACTGGCAGCAGACGAAGCCAAGAAACGTGGGTACTACCTGCACTACGGCGACACAGCCCCGCAAGAGCCGACAGTAGACGGTCTCCCCGTTGTGTGGGTGCAGGGCGTACCGCAAGACCTTATCCCCGTTGTGCCGCAGATTCCGGCCTTCAATCTGGCACACCGTAAGGTGGCTATCCCCGACAACCAAGTGGGCGTGCAGTACTACCTCAACGGCAAGGCTGTTGAGCCGGGTATCCACACTGTGCCCGGCGAGGGGTTTACGCACTTCCGCGTGAGCGCCGAACCGAAGGCGGGCTACATTACCACGGGGAAGTACGAATGGATTCGCACCATTGCTTCCGTTCAGGGCCGCGAGCTGTGGGTATCAGAGAAGCCGTCCCTACGTCTTGCCGGGCAAGAGCTGACCCCTCCCATTGAGGGGTCTACCGGCACGGATTCTAAAGGTTTCGGTGCAGGTGCTAAACGCGCTGGCGTTCAGATGAATAACGGCTTTGGCGGGTACGGCACGGCAACGTTCTACCAGCTTGGCGCGGGGTGGACAAAAGCAGGGAACGAAACAGAGTGGAAGCACGCTTCATGGATAGTCTCAGACCACGGAACTCTGGTTGAGCAGCACCCCAGCGCGATTACTCTTTTCTTCCCGTTCACCCGGAACCTGACGATTGAGTTCGACCTGGTTCCTGCTCCGGAGAATCTGCGGAAGAACGTTCTGTTCTGGATCGGTCACCTTGATAGCCGGAAGATGTACATGGCGGACATAGGCATGTACCTCGTCTCGCTCCCCGGCAAGGACGGTACGAAAGAGACTCGGGACGTACCGTTCAAGGACCGCGCCGGTACCTGGAAGCTGGAGTTCGTGAACGATGTCTACACCATTACCGCCCCGAACGGCTGGAGCGCGACGCAGGATTTCTCCCACGTGGACGGGGAACTGTCGCAAGGTCTTATCGGTATGCGCCTGGATACAAAGAACGAATGCGCAGGTCTTCGCATCTACAAACGCCGCGACGAAGGGGTAAACAATGCCCAGTAAACTCGTCAAAGACGGCAAGGTTCAAGCCCTCCGCCCGAAGACGTACAAGAACGGGCAGTGGGAGAAGGCAGCTTCCCCCGCCCAGCCCGCGCTCGTTGTCGATGCATTCCACCCTGACCGTTCTATCCTGCAGAACACTATCTGGACTCAGCGGGTGGACGACCCGAACCTGCCGCTAGACCCCCGCAGCGCTCAGAAAGCCCAATGGATGTGGGATAACACCCCAGACCCGTTCGGTGCCCGGTGGCAGGATGGTATCGGCAGTGGCTCGTTCGGCTCCAAGACCAGCTTCAACACCTCCAAGTTCGGCACTGAGCCGATAGCCGCATACGTCGTAGACTCCACCCACCCTGACGTTGAGTACGCGTGGATGGAGTGCTCGCGCGACGGCATGTCCACCATTTCCTGGGATAGGACTCCGACTCCAGAGGGCATACGCTCCCAAGTGAACGCTAAGAAAATACTGGGCGGGCGCATCCCCCTGCCTAAAGGTGCGCTACCTGCACCCCGGGGCGATAAGGGCATGGCCCTGTACGACATCGGCACCGGCGTGTGGCGCGAGTATTTCAACGCCGAAGGCCCCATCCCTGGCAAGACCGGCCCGAACGGCGAGCCGTACTACACCGCTTCCGTTGGTGGCTGGAGCACCAACCCACCTGGGCGGGACATTTCGTCCACGAACTGGGCTACACAGACCCAAACCGGCCAGTCGGCGATTGCTTGTATGCACAACTCGCTTGGCTTCATCCACCCGGACGAAATTCGTCGGGGTGTTATTGAACACGCTCTGGCCTTCACGTTCGGGGCGGTGGCCTGTGAGTCTGTGACTCGAAACGCTGAAGGGAAAGTCATAGCCAAGCACGCCACCCCGTCATGGCCCGCCGCCGGTTCAGACGCGAAAGCCCCGCCGGAGCACTGGCCGAACTCCCCCCACCACGGCCAATGGGGCCGGGTACGCGCGGACGTAGACCCTTGGTACAACCCGCGTACCAAGGCCCCGTACAACCCTCTCACCCGTATGATTATCGTGGCGGCGCAAAAGTACGGCCTGGTCGGCACAGATACGAACGCATGGTGCCATGCGTTCAACGGGCACTCCGGCGTGGCGGACATGCTGGCCCACGGTACAACGGTAGACCCGTGGACGAACGGCGGCGAACTGGCACGAATCCTCAACAAGGGCGAACCCGGCAGGGCGTTCGACGTGAGCGACTTCCCGTGGGACAAGACCGAATGGTTCCCGGTGGACTGGCGTCGTCCCGATATTGACTTCTACGTTCGTCGTGGTAACTATGATCCCTACGTGAAAGAGGGCGCGTTATAATCTATAACGTGAACAGCATATATAAGGGGCCGGGATGAATATAGAAATTCCGAAAACTGGCGACCCTCAAACAGACTGGTGGCTCACCACCATCTTCGGGGGTCTGGCGTTACTGGGCACCCTTATCTATCTCTTCTCCAAGGTGTTTACTCGAATCGACCTGGTGATGGAGAAACTGAAACTTGTCAGTAAGGACGCGAAGGACGCTAAGCATCAGGTGCAGAACGACCACGGCACGAACCTCCGTGACGACCTCGACAGGGTTTTAGCTTCTGTCCATGACCTCCACGAGAAACACACGCAGAATTGTGCCGAGAACCGGAACGCTCTCGCCGAGATACGGGATCGAGTGGATGCCATTCAAGTGGAGCAAGCCCACCAGGGAGAGAAACAGAAAGATATGGGTGCGACCCTCACCCGCGCGCTGGACGGTATCGACTCCCACAGCCGAGACATCGGCGGGATTCGACAGGAACTCCGGCATGAACGTGGGAGAGTAGACGACATCCTCATGAAAGGAGGCTAGGTGTCGTATAAGTTATACACACACAAAGATGCTATATGCTACACGCCGTATGCACAGGTACAGGCAGTGTTCGGGTACCCGCGCGAGATTACGAACATCACTATCCACTGGTGGGGTTTGCCGGAATGGAAGCAGACCACAGCAGGTGTGGTGTCGTTCTTCTGCGACGGGAACCCCTCGACCAGTGCGCATGAGGTTATCTCAGCGGGTGAGGTCTACATCCTCGTAGACCACATGAACGCGGCGTGGGCTAACGGGAATAGCAAGGGTAACGCACAGTCCATATCGCTTGAGTGCAACCCACGCATGAGCCGGGAAGATTTCGAGACGGTGGCGGAGCGTGTGGCGGACATCTGGAAGCTGCACGAACGTGTGATTCCGCTGACTGAGCACCGTGACTGGTTCTCCACCATGTGCTGCGGCACGTGGAAGAAGGCCGACATCACGGCTCGCGCGATGGAGTACTACAGTGCCAAGACCGGCAAGGTGAACACCGTTGCACAGGTCGCCAATAAAGTAACCACTGAGAAGAAAGGAGCCCCTGTGGCCGATGCACTGAACGAAGCTTCTCTGAGCTTCCTACCCGGTGTTGGTGGGGTGCGCAACGCTGGGCATAACTACGTTGCCCTGCAGAACATCTCTGCGCAAACACAGCAGATCAAGGACGCGGTAACCCCCGGCGTGCCGAATGTGAAGTTTGAGGGTGAGCTCTTTAAGCTCGTCCGGCAGCTGCACGAAGAGTCTCGCCGGACTAATGAGCTGCTCACGCAGCTAGTAAACCACCAGAAGGAAGGTTAATCTCTTGGATAACAAACGTTACATTGGCCGGGTCACCACCGGCGCAACTATCGGCACCGCTATGGCTTCGAGCGTAGCCGTCATCCTGGGCTTCGTGCT